CCGTTCCTAATCCATGACGGCGGCAAGCCCGAACACGACCTATTGAGGCGGGTCAACGCGGCGGTTCCGCGCCATTTCGATCCGAACACGCGCGCCGACATTTGTCAGGACATTATGGTTGGCATCCTCTGCGGCGACTTCGACCCGGACAACCTTACGCTGCCGGCCAAGGAAATGACGAAGCGCGTAATGAAGATGTTTCCGACCAAGTACGGGCCTCTGTCGCTTGATGCGGAAATGCCTGGAACAGATGGTTTCAGGCTCATCGATACCATCAGCGAAGATGACAGCATTTGGGAGAGGATTTGATGCCTAAGCCAATCGACTTTGATTACATTCGCGGCCTAATGGAGGAAAATCCGGACGACTGGTATACTCCAGACGAAGCAGCAAAACGCCTAGATGCGATGCTCCAGAAGGCGCTTGGCGTGCCCGGTCCCAAAATTTCGGTCGTGGACTGGAGCGCGGGTGGTTTTCGCATTGAGATAGACTTCGACACTATTGAACAGCGGGGCGCTGGCCAACGATGAAGACCGGCGGCTTCGTCATCAAAAAGGGCATCCCAATCCCGCCTTCTCGCGGCGGCTCTCCCGGCCGTTACGGGGGCAAGCCTTGCATGTACCCGTTCGATCAAATGGACATAGGGGACTGCTTCGACGCGCCCCGCGACCAAGGCGTAGCTCCAGCCCCCTCCTATGCCGACAGGCGGCAGACCAACATCAAGTCTCATTCTCTGTATTGGGCAACCCGCTATAAGCCAGGAGCCAAGTTCGCGACCCGCATCATCGACGGCTCGATCATTCGTTGCTGGCGGATCGCATGACCGCGCCAGTCGATACCCTCCCGAAGGGCGGAGACCCGGAACGGGGCTCCGTGCGCAGCAAGGGTAGCGCGGTCGGCGTAGCCGAGGCGCCCACACCTTCGGGCCACTCAAATAGAGAGGGAGAGTAACATGGCTGACGAGCTGGAGAATGGGCGTTCCGGCGCTGACGCGCCATCGGGCTGCCAGCCTTCGGCCTCAGCCGCCGTTCCGGCGTCTTCGCAGAGTGGCATCCCTAACGCGTTGACGCTCTCATACGGCGGGATACGGGACATCTATTACGCTGGCACTCAGCGGGGGACAGAAGAGGCCACGGCATTTGACTGGGGCTCGAGCCCGACCGGCAAATGGCACGATAACCTCACTGGCGCCCTCCACGACATTCTGAACGAAGGGCAGCGCTATGGAGAGCCCGGCTACCATGATTGGGACGCGGTCGAGGCTTGGGTGACCGCGCAAGAAGCAGCGTGGGCGGCTGATCTTGCGTCATGGATCGAAGCCCGTAGGGCCGCGACACCGAAGAGTGGCGCGGTCGTAGACGAGAGCCAGGTCGGCGCGACAAGCGCCGAGACGCCCAACCCCTAGGGTAGCGGAGGAACAGTAGATGAAGACGATGCGCTGGAGGATCGCCGCTCGACTCGCAAGGCTAGAATGGGCAGGCGCCGAGTTCGATAGCTGGCGCGAGGAAGCTCAGGAACCCCTGCTGGCGAAAGCCGACGCCATCCTTGACGAGCTGCGCGAGCCGACCGAGGCGATGCTGAACGCAGGACACCGCTATCACGGGCACGGCGACGAGATGCTTACTAACTGTTGGCAAGAAATGATCGACGCTGCCCGCCAGCCAGATAGCAACTGACCTACTCCGGAGTGAGGGCGATTTTGCTGCGCAAACCGTCGCTTTCGTGCTACGCATGGAGCCGATAAATCGTCTCCACCAAAGGCTTCAATCGACTATCGCGAGGGGGATACCCCACTTGACGTACCATGACGAAAACCAGATAGGCGAAGGCGACGGGCCGGCGCTAGAACGAGAAATCACTGAGGAGATGATCGAGGCGGGGCTAAGCACCTACTCGCTATTCCATCCCGGTGAGGACTCGCCTGAAATGATCATTCGGCAGGTGTATCTGGCGATGCGGGCTTGTGCTTAGCGATGCCCTTCCGAAGGATGCTGTGTGCATCCTCTAGGGGCATTCCGAGCGACACCATCATCAGGAAGAGACAGGCGACCATGAACGTCTTTCGGATGCCGTCATTGTCGTCCGGCTTCGGGAGCGTAAACCTAAGATCGTGGACCAAACAAACTACCGCATCGAAAATTGGTTCTGCTTGAAACGAGATAGGTTGTCGGGCGTGAGCGCACGTGTTTCGCATCTCACGTACGAGGTCGATTTTGCGATAGATCTGACGGCTTATAATCCCCAGCGCGTTCGCCATCCGGATTTTAGATGAGAAAGTGCCAATTGGACCATTGAAGTCGAAGAGGTAGGAGCGCTCGTCGCTATTGAGTTGAGGCATGAGCCTCCTAATCTGGTCTTCCAGGATTTCCTCGATGGCGCTCCCATTGAGGATGATGACGCCCCGGTCGTTCTCGTTCCAAAGGTTGTTGACATAGGTTGCGATGGCATCTTTTGCTTCCAAGTCGACAGGCTTACTCATCGCCTTAAGGGCGGTTGTGACGGCATCTCGACCCTTCATTGCCCTTGATCTGCGCCGCCGGTGGGCACTCCTCCCTAACGCTGGCGGGGAGCGGGGGGATTGTTGGACGCGCCGCGCGCAGAATTGAGGGCGTCTCGCACGCCGTTAGAGATGCCAGCAGCAGGATTGGAAAGCCGCGGATCATTTCGAATCTCCCGAGTGATTACAGGCTGGACGATGGTCCGCTCCTCGACGTCGATTTGGGAAAGGCGCTCGGCCGTGCGCGTGTCCAGCTCAGCGAGCTTGGCCGTCATGACTTGCTCGAGGCGGCGTGCCAGCGCTTCGGCCCTCGCCTGCGCCTTCGCCTCGGCGGCCTCGTAATGCCCCTTGGCGCGCTGGTAGCCGCGATGGTCGACGTACCATAGTCCGAGGACAAGGGCGGCGAGGATGCCGAGCTGTGGCCAGTAGCGGGTGAGGAAAGCGACGATCATGGCTTTGCTTCTCCCGAATTGCCCGCACTCGTGCTGCTCGTTTGGTTCTGGAGCGTGCTGATCGCCTTGTCTGCCAGCTCGGCCCCTGCTTTCGTGGAAGAGGTCCACATGCCGATCACGTCGCGAAAGACGGCGCCGCCTACGCCCGAAGCAAGCGCGGTGAAGAGCTGCGAATCGTCCAGACCGGGCACGAACGCGACGAGCGAGATGATGTAGGCGAACATCGCGGTGGCGAGGATGACCAGCCAGCCGCGTTCGCTGATCCTGCCGATGAGTGCAAGCATCAAATGCTTCCCAGGTAATTGAGAACTCCGATCAGCGTTCCAACCCCTCCTACGGCCGCGATGATGACCGCCGCCAGTTGCCCGCGCGTCACGAACTTGCTCTGCTGATCCTTCATCTGGTCGATCAGGCCGTTATGGTGCAGCGCCTCTTCTTTCCTCGCGACAAGGGCGGCATCGATAGCCCGGTTGTATCCGATCAGCTCAGACTTTACCCATGTCTCGAAAGCGTCGAAGGACCAGCCCTTCGAATTGCCCTCAGCCATCGGACGAGTCTCGCTTCCGTCGTGCCGCTGCGCTCTCCGCGACGGCGCCGGGCCGCCCCATCATCACGGCGGTCGAAGAGCTGTTCTGCCGGATCATCGCCTGAAGCCCTCGGTTCTCATCCTCCGCTGCGGAGAGGCGCTTGCGGATATCATCAAGCTCAAGGTCGCAGCGCTTGCGCTCGTCCGACATAGCCTTGCTGAACTCGCGGCGGTCGGCGCTTTGCGCTTCCTCCAAATCGCGGATGCGCGCGAAAGCCTGCGCCAGTCGCTCACCGTCCGCATCAAGCTGTATCTTGCGCGCTTCGTTGATCCGCATTTTCCAATAAGGCCAAGTTCGAATCGCCCATGCCGCAAGGATGAAGAAGGAGGCAATCGACGAAGGCGAGCCGATTTCGGAGAGCGCGATTCCATCACCCATGGCCTGCCATCCCCAGCTTGAAAAGGCCGGGAGGTTTGTTATCGAGCGCCTTTTCCGCGCGCGCCGCTCGCCAGAGGCCCCACGCCTCCCAACCGGCCGCGTAGAATTGAAGCTGGACGAGGCCCCACAGCATCCACCAACGATAGAAGTCCCCAATGTTCGCCACGTAGACGGCCCACATCACGGGGAAGATGCAGGCGATAAACACGTCCTCTTTCGATCGCTCTTTCACCAGCGCCTTCATCTGGTCGGCGAAGGTGCGGTACGGCGAGAGATCGCGGAGTTCGGGCTTGGTGAAGATCACCAGCAGGACGAAATAGTCGAGTATGAAATAGAGCGTGATGGGCAGGTTCTCGCCCGTCATTCTCCATATCAGCTCCCCGCACAGCCATGCCACGCATAGCGCGAGCGCAGTCCGGTTGCGGACATGCACGATGAAGCCTCTCTTCCGGAAACGGAACGCGGCGGGGAAACCGATCCCCGCCACGACCGCCCACATGACGAATGCGGGAAGCGACATTTACTCGTCGGGATCGCGAGGAGTTGGGGGCGGGGGAGGCGGCGGTGGTGCCGGCGGGTTGCCAGTGCCGCCGCCATCCAGCGGCTCTGCGGTGGGCGGGCGCCCCCTGTCCTCGTCTTTGCGTTTGTCGTTCATGGTCGTTTCTCCTGCCAGATTGGCCTTGCGATCCTATGCCGAGTCGAAGCGGGTGAGAATGACCTTCTTAGTCACCTCGTAATAGGTTGCGCGTATCTCGCACGGCTTCGCTGGCGCGCTGACCGGATTGGCGCCGAGAATTGCCCAGCCGCGCAGCGTCAGATCGGCACTCAGGCCGAAGGTCATGTCTCCAGTCGGCGCCGCTCCAGTCGGTCCGACCCAAAACACCGCTGCGTAATTATGACGGCCCGCGAGTCTTGCGGTCTCAAAGTTGAACGCAAGATTACAGGTGATTGGCCCGTTCTGTGGTCGAACGGCGTAGCACTGTCTGTCGATATTGCTGAGCGTGAAGGTCGCCGTATCGACGCCCGAGAAGGGACGCTCCATCCGGCTTGTCAACACTTCGCCGCGAATGATGATCGTGAAGTTATTCAGTGTGCGGAACGGCATCACCGTATTACCCGCCGCTGTCTTGTTGTTCATCGCTAGAATGCGACTCTTGAACAGATTGGAGCCGCCTTTGGCAAAGCCCTCGACGTTGTTCCCGGCGGTGGTCTGGAGGATATGCCACTCGCACAGCTCGCAATGGGCGTATTCGACCACGACGGCGAGGTTGGACGAGGAGTAAGTCAAGCCCTGGACCACCCCGAACTCGACCGCCTCGGCGCGCATGCTTCCGACTAACGGACCATAGAGTGACTGCGAGTTGAGCGTTCCAGCGCCGTTCAGTCCGGTTAGATTGGCGAAGCTTACGGTCGTGGTGTTGGAACCGGTGACGTTGGCAGCGAAGCCGCCGCAGAAGTTCCATTTGCCGGTCGCTCCGACTCGATCCTCCATCCACGGCCATACGAGGACTTCGGTAGCGCTGAGGATGTCCGTGACCAGATAGGGCGCCCAGCGGGTGAAGAGGCCAGTGACCGCTGTGGCGGCCTCTGTCTCCAACACCTTAGCCAGTTCCTCGGTCTGGATGCTTGAGGAAACTGTGATCACCCGATTCGACGTTCCCGTAAAGCTGATGATCTCCAGACGCTTGCCTTCGTTGATGCCCGACTGTGGAATAATGACGTCGCCCACAACGAGGTTGGCCGAGACCGGATCGCCCGCAGACCATGTGAGGGTGCCCGCCACCGCATCGGCCGCGATGGTCCCGTAGGTCGCTGGGAACAGCTCGAGCCGAACCTTGCCATAATCATTCTGGCGAAAATCTTCAGTCGTGTCGAAGGTCAGCTTCGTCCGCTGCAGGGGATTGTTGGAGCTGACATAGGCAGCGTGATCCGGATCGAACGGACCGCCGACGGGCATTCCCCCGTGAACCTTGAGCGTCCAGCTTTTCGATATCTTGCCCGCGGCCATGCTGCCCATGCCGTAGGTGCGGACGAACAGGTGATCGAAGCGGACGCCGATATTGTTGCTGTAGCTGTAGGTGACCTCATTGGGTTCGCCATCCCGAAAGGTGAAGGGAATGGTGTCCCCGCCCCCGTCGAGCTCGAAATAGGGATCATAATAGACGCCGTCTCGCTTGACGCCCTCGATAACGACCTTCCCGAACAGGGTCTGGGTAGCGAAGAACAGGCGGATGCCGTTCTTCGCGCGCATCGAAGCCCACGCCGGGCAGGAGCCGTTTTCGTCGAACCCGCTGAGCGAAAGCAGTCCGCCCCAGAATTGATGATGCCCACCGATGGTCAGGATATAATCCATCGGGACGCCCCCGGCCTGCCGACTGAGCGGGAGACAACGAATCCTGCCGTTGATGAAGCGGCGCAGGACGTGCCGTTCGAGACTGCCCTCGACGACCACGGGATAGGTTGCGAAAAGCTCCTGTCCCGTCATCCACTCCCGGCCGGACAGGTCGAAAGCGAGATGACGGTTTTCTTCCTTCATGGAATAGTCGAAGAATTTCTGCAGGGCAGGGCCGTCGTCATTGCAGGTGAGATCGGTGTCGAGACCGCGCTTGAAGCCGATACAGCCGAACATGGCCGGGGTTCGCGTTACCTCGGCGAGGACGAAGGCGCGGCCGTCGAGCGCGAGGAACGAGGATGTCGGATTGGCTGCGACATAGGCCGCATCCTGAACCGGGAAGGCGAGGATGTTGTGGGCGTAGTTCGCATCGCCCCAGCCGTCCTCGGTGTGGCCTGAGCTGCGGACCCGGTTCGTGCCGGCCGGAATATCAGTCAGCCCCAGCGCGAGCGTGGTGAAGAGCGCGACACTCTCGATATTGCCGCCGGGATCGCCTTGGAAGGCGGTAGCGAAATCGTCGTAGTCTGGCGCGACGGCCCCGATAGGCACCTTGAGGGCTCGGTCGACATCGGCCCGTAGGGAGATGTCACGTACCGCAGCCCGGTCGAGCGCCTCGTCATGCGCTTCCGGCAAGAAGGCGCCGGCGTTCGTGAAGCTGATGTCCTGCGAAAAATCGGGCCTGGAGACGATGTAAATCTCGGCGCCGCTTATCGGGGCGCCGTTGAACGTCAGCGTCCCGCCCTGGCTCGCTACCGCGACCTCAAAAAGAGAAGACGATATTTCGACCCCGTCGACCACCGCCCCGACTTCGCCGGCAGCCATGGCCTTGAAGGTGAAGGGGAAGGAGGTCGTCGAGCCGTTGCCGACATACGGCCCGGAATAGGCGTTGGTGGCAGCGACGGTCATCCGGGTCTCCCTTGAAGGGAAGACCTATTCCTCGCGCTCTACAGCTTGAATCGGGCTACTCGACCTCGACCTTGCCCCTGGTGGCGGCACTGTAGGCCTCGGAGGCCGTCTCGGGCGCCTCCTGCTCGCCCTCGTAGATGTCGAGGCCGAGCTGCGCCTCCTGTCCCAGATACCCCGTCGGAAGCTTGGCGACGTAGCCGAGAAGCATGAAGGCGCGCTTGAGCCGCGTGGAGGACGGCTCGGCGTCTTCGTCGGCCAGATCCTGCGCGTCATCGAGAGATTTGATGAACGTCTCACCGATACCCTGCACCGGCGACACCTTGTAGCCGTAGCCGCTGTCGATCGCCGAAAGAACGTCCCTCACGCCAGGAATCGACGCCATATTGCCGAAGAGAATTTTGCGCATCAGCCAGCGGCCGGTTTCCGCCCAGGATTTTTCGCCGTCCTCGTCCTCGTCTTCCGGCTCCAAGCCCCGGATAGCGGCGTCGAGTACGGGCGGGAGGAGCATGATCCAGAACGAGCGCTGCGCCGCCTCGACGGCCTTCGCGATGTCACGCTCGCGGACCGCCTCCCCGTAAAGACGGACGATGTCACGCTGCCGATTGTAGAGAGCCGAGAAGTAGGAGAAGAACATCGTGAAGAAGCGGGTGGCCTCGTGACTCGTCATGATCGCGGCCTGGTCCTTCGAGCCGCCCGCGCCTTGCGAAACCCGGATCACCTTGTCCGCGTAATAGATCGCCTCCTGCTCTTCCATTCCCTGTCCCAGCGCTTTTTCATAGGCGCCGACCCATCCCGGCAGAGTAATTAGCATGTCCATCGCGAGGATGAGGTCATAGGCGTGCCGCTGGATGAACCGGATCGGCGCCATCGGGCCCGTGGTCCGCGCGTGTTGGCGTAGGTTCTCGCGCACGTCGCGGTCCATGTTGGCGAAACGGCCGGCCATCTCCGCTGATTTTTCCGTGACGGTTCGGTAGAGGCTCTGTCCGGACAGCGGGTTCGAGACTGGATGGGCGAGCATCTGCGTCACACCCTGCAGGAAGCGCGCGGCGCCGATCTCGCCGACGATATTGGGAGCGCCGGCAACCTGAGCCAGAGCCGAACCGAGGCGGAAGCCCAGCCCGACGATGGTCACTCGCGTCCGGATGCTTCGGAAGGCGGCCTGTATCCTGGCGTCGATCTTCGACTTGGCCGCGCCGCCGCCGCTGGGCTCGTTGGCGATCTGTTTCAACCACGGACGGAACAGCGCCGCATATTCCGGGCCGAATGCGTCCGAAACGGCTTTCTGGACCTCGCGGTCGCTGGTCAGCTTGTCGACCGCGATGATCGCCTCGCGATGAGTGATGTCGTGGATGACCTCCTCGATGTGCCGATTGATGACGGACATGTTGAGGAGGATCGGACGGCTTACCCTTGCGGACCGCTCGTGAGTCGAGCCGGCACGGGTCGTGGCGCGCTGGTAGTCCCCTGAGAACAGGTCGCGCTCGCTCGGCGGAGGCGGGTTGCGATCCTTCGAAAGGTCATAGACCGCGGGGAAATATCCGCCTTTGAAGGTTCCGAACGGTGTGACGACCTCCGTTCCCTCGACCTTGGGAGGAGCGACCCCGTTGACGCGGCGCTCCATCTCGAAAAGCTCCGGTCCGAGCGTGTCGATCTCGGCCCAAATCTTCTGAACGAAGGTCCAGTCATCCTGCGTCAGAACGCGGTCTAGCACGGACTGTATCGCGTCGGGCGACCAGTCATAGCCGTCGGCGAGGCGTTGGCGGTTGCCCTCATTGCCCCAGTTCAGGGCCATCATGACGACGCCGCCATGCGTGATGTCGAAGGGCTCGCCCGTCTCGCGGTTGATCAGCTCGGGCGTGTCGACGGTCCGCTCCCAAACCCGCGCATGGCTGGCGGGAATTTCGGAGATGATCTTGTCCAGCCGCCCGGCATAGTCGGCGACCATGCGCGTCTTGCGGCCTTGTGCGTCGGCGAGAGGGCGGAAGACGAGGCGATTGAAGAGGCCGTTGGAATTGCGACCGTCCATCCAGTCGCACAGCACCTCGATCTTGATGAGGGCAGCGTCTGCCCAGCGGATGCCACGCTTGAACGTCAGCCAGCGGGATCGCCCCTCATCCATCAAGTCGGTGCGCGGAAGCTGCCGCAGCGTGGCGAGCTGGGCCACGGCCTCGGCGCGGACCTCGGCGAAGTCGCGCTCCTCCTGCCCGTCCCGCAGCCGCTGTTTCAGGCGGCCGAGTTGGACCACCTGCTGCACGACGTCATCGAGCTCGAGCAATTCCGCCACGGTCAACTGCTGCCAGTTCACCTGCCCCAAGGTCCGCTGATATTGCGGCGGGACGATGGGCTCGCGGCCCTGCGCGACTTGATCTGCGTACCACACTTCAAAGGCTCGGCGTCGGTCGACCTGGCTGAGGGGACGGGTCCGCATCTCCACGCCTTCGAGGAGTTGGTGAGCCTGGTCGAGATAGTCCTGATCGACGCTCGCCATCGTCTTCTTCGCGGCGACCCTCTGCAGCCGGCGGACCGCTTTTTCGACCCTGTCCTTTGCTTTCTTCCCTTCGGAGAGCAAAGCGAGATTGAGCATCTGCTGCTGCTTGAACCGGAAGGCCTCTTCGAAGTCGCCCTTGATCAGTGCTTCCTCGGCACCCCGGCCGGCTTTTCCGGCGTTGCGGACGTACATCTGGATGGCGGCACCAGTGAGGGCATCCCTCGTCCTCGACGCGGCGATCCGCGTTTCTGCCCAGTCCCGCGCCACCTGCCACGGGGTAGGGCGCTGACGTGTCTTGCGGGCGAGGGCGCGAAGCTCCAGCGACATCAAATCCGCTTGCCGTTCGGACGCAAGGACCGCCTGCGCTTCTTCCTCGATGTTCTGCAGTGGATCGCCGATTTCGTCGCGAACGCGGGCCTGCGTCATCTCATCGACCGCATATTGCCGGGGCGATCTCTTGTCGCCCGCGGCCTTCCTTTCCATGCGCCCCTCTTCGAGGCTCACAAGGGCCACCACCATCTGGTCGCCAGATTCGAAACCCGCCATCTCCGCCAACTCGTCGGCTTCCATGGTGTCAGCATCGCCGTGAATGGGCTGTATCCATTGCGGCAGGCGGGGGAGGATTTCCTCGCCATAGGCGTCGATCAGCCATTGGCTGGACAGGCGGACCTTCGTCGCCTCGCCCTCCTCCTGCTCGATGCCGACCCTGAGCATCCGAAGCGCGCGGAAGACCGGCTCCGCATCCACCACAGTCTCAACTTCAGTGCGGATCGCCTTGCGGCGCGCGTTGGCCTCGTCCGTCCGCTCCCGGCGCAGCGTCGAGAGGATGCGCTCGATCAGCTTGTCCCGCGCGTCGTTCCGGACGTCATCGGCCACGCGCAGATAATCTTCCTGCTCGGCTTCGGTCATCAGGCCTTCGAGATTGGCTGTGGCGAGGCGCATTTCCTCGCGCTGGATGGCGATCTCTTCATCGCTGGCGAACATGCGGTCCATGACGTCCCGAATCTCGGGAGAGATGGGGGAGTTGAACGCGGTGACGCTGCGATAGAGGTCCATCATCCAGTCGCGCATCTTCGCGAACAGGGGCTTGAGCTTTTTCGACGGCGCCTTGCCTTCGAAGATGTAGCGCTCCATCCCGCGCGCCCACATTTCGTGCGCTTCGACGGGAATGGACTCGCCGGCGTCGTGGCCATTCTCTGCGAACCATTGCTGGATGGTCTGCCAGTCGGCATCCGCACGCCCCTTCAAGTCTTCAAGCCAGAAGTGGCCGAGTTCGTGAATGGCGGTCGAGAAATTGGCGCTTTCGAAGGCGCGGATGACGGCGCCGGTCATCGTGCCGGATTCGTCCTTTAGGAGGCTGATGTTGCCGCGAGTGGGCTGGTTGTAGATGTTGGGATCGTTCGGGTCGAAGGTGCCGCGGTTCTCGGTCGCCTTGATCTGTGAGGGATTGAAGGCGACGATTTCCAACGCGTTTTCGAACGAGCTTTGATCCAGGAAGCCGTCGTAGCCTTGCTCCTGTAGGTATTCTGTAAGTTGGGCAGGGCTCGGCTCTTCCCCGTTTTCGTCCCGATAATCGGCGATGGCCTCGTCAACCGAGTCCTGATCCGCAGGGTTTTTGAGTGAGATATAAGCGGGGACCACCCTGACATCGCTCTCGCTGCCAGCACGCCTAAGCCCCCAATCAAAAGCGCCGTCTCGCTCAGAAGAGAAAAAGACCCCCTCCAGCACCGTCCCGCCCGTCGCTTCAAAGGTATCGAACATCGCGCCAGTGCCGTGATAGACCACTCGCGGTGAGCCGGTTTCATCGACAACCCGCGAGTCGCCAAACCAGCGACGAAACTCCGGGGAATTTGCGCTTTGCGCTAGCGCTCCCGTCTTGCCAAGCGCCTCGAAATCCGCCTGAGTCGTCTTCTCGGAAAACAGCCCCCAGCGCTTCCACATCTCCGTCGGCGACACACCCGACAGTTTCGCAGCCACGGCGAGGCGGGCGGCGACAAGCTGCGTGATCGCCCCCGCCTGCTCGCCCTCATAGCCCATGTCCGTCGCGAACTTCTTGACCGCGCGGGTTGCCTGTATCTCTGGCACGCGCCGTTCGATCTCGTCCGTGAGCTGAGCCGCCAGCGCCTCGATCTCCTCGGGGGTCTGCCTTTGCTTCGCCTCAACAATCGACATTCCGCCGGGCGTGGCGCGCACATGCTCGCGCAGGGCCTGCCATTCGGGAGTTCCCGCCAGATGAGTCGCTGCTGCCGCAAGCGGAATGACCACGTCCCCGCCGATAGCAACGGCCTCGGCCACCTGTGCGGCATGTTGCCCCCAGAAGGCATGTTCGGCGATATTGCCTTCCTGAAACAGGGCGGCCACCTGTTCGCCGGGAATGTAAAGGGTTTCGCCCGCCCGGCCCTCCAGTTGCTGATTAAGCACCTCTTCGAAGTCGCCGGGGTTGCTGGTCCGCGTCTCGGCTCTCGAAGCCGCTTCCATGACGTGATCGACGGTCGCGGCGGCGTCTTGAGCCGCCCGGCTTTCATATATCTTGCTCAGCCCGTGATTGATCGACCCACCACCGCCGCCGATGATGCCGCCCGCGAAGAATCCCCCCACGGCGCCTGCCACCATCTGGTCGACCATCTCATGGCCGTCCCAGCCCGCATCGGTCCCAAGGTTCGAGCCGAGATATTCTATGCCGCTCTGGAGGAACTCCGTTCCGGCTTCTCGCGTGGCCGCCGTTACCGTTGCCCGAAGCGCCGGGTTGGCAATCGCGGCGCCGATCCCCCTGAGTCCGAGCCGGTCGAGATAGGCGGAGAGAGTCGCGGCGGGAGCAGCCTTCAGGATATCGCCAATACTCGCATCCGTCTTGCCGTTGTTCCGCGCGCGCTGCTGTCCGATTTCGCCAGAACGCGCCGCGATATAGCCGGGGAAAGCGGCGATCAGCGTGACCATGTCGGGAAACGAGGTGGTCAGTTGCTCGACGCCGAACATGGGCGCGAGCAAGGGTTTGCGCTTGACGTCCTGCCAGCTTGACAGGCTGGAGCGCTGCGGCGCCCATTGGGCATATTCCTCGCTCTCGGCCGCCATCCGAGTAAAGACGGGCCGAGCTCCAGAAATAGGAGTGGTGGCAGCCAGCAAGCGACCCATCCCGGCCCCGAGGCCCTCGAAACGCCTGTCCGCCGCCGCGAGGATCTGCATGGGATAGGACAGGTTCTCGGCTCCGGGGCCGGCCGACCATCCCTTGATCTTGGGGTCGCGGCTGCGCGGCCAGGAATGAACCTGAGTCGCCCGCTCCGCCATCTCGCGGACCTGGGCTACCGCATGGGCCAGAGGGCGCAGATTGTCGTCGTCTATCGCCGCGGCAGCGAAACGCGGGTTCGCCATCATCCCGGCATAGACCGGGTTGTGCCGTGCCGCTTCCCGAGCCCGCCTCAGCCGATCCTCTGCCGACATGTTGGGCAGATCGGCCTCGACAACATCGGCGGGAATGCCGAGCCGGCGGGCCATCTCGTTCGCCTTGGCGGCCTTCTGCGAGTCGCCATACTGGGCGCTGTAAATCGATCCGTGGGCGCTCTGGGCGGCCACGCTCCGGGCGATGTCCAGCTCTTCCGGGCGTGGCGGCATTATTGCGCCCTTGCGCGGCGCGCCAGGGCTTCGCGGTGATAGCTGGCAAGGGTCTGTGCGTTGACCGGAATACCGGCCGCTCGAAGCGCTTCCGAGGCGCGCGCACGATACCCCGGCTCCATGTTCGCGGCGATCTGTGCGTCACCCGCCTCGAAGGCATAGGTTCCGGCCGGACCTACCCCCCGCAAGGCTGAGCCGACCCATCCGCGCATAGTCGCCTCGTCGGGCTGCTTGCCCGGATTGGCGTTCGCCCACCTCACGGCCACGTCGCGAAGATAGGAGATGGCGCGCAGCTTGCGCTGAGCGTCGGCGACCCGCTCCGCATTCTTGGCCCCTCTCGTCTTCGCCTGGAGGTTCTCGAAGTCGAGCCCCGCAGCCTCGAAGGCAGGCTTCGCTACGGTCCAGAGCGTGCCGTCGCTGATCGGCTCCGGTTTCGCGGCCGCGCGAGCCCCCGCAATCTGCCCCGCCCGTCCAGCGACGCTCGTAATCACCGCGGCGGGAACGCCCATCGACGCGAGCCTCGCGCGGAACGCCGGGGTGATGAATTGATCAGGGTCGGCAAGCTCAGTGAATTGGATGAGAGCGGCCGCCTCGGGGGACAGCCTCCCGCCACCTTCCTTGTTCTGCCGCGCCATGGAGGCGTAAGCTCGCTGGTCATTCGGTGCGAGCTGCTCGAAATTGGGGATTTGAGACGTGCTGGTGAACTTGTCCCCGAGCCCAACCAGGACGCGGTCGGCTTCGCGCTGCGCCTCGTTCTCGACCAGTGCCCGCGCCTGCTGAGCTTCGTTGAAGCGTCCCCGATAGGCGCTGATCAGAGCCTGTTTCTGCTTGTGGGAGAGGTCTTCCCGTCCTCTGATGCCGTCGATGATCTCGCCGATATTCGTTCCCGCGGCGACCCGGACGGGAGCCGTCCCCCGAGGATGGACGGTCCGCTCGCCGATGGTGCGCGGATCGATCGGCCGGCCGTCCTGCCGAGCCTCATAATGGAGATGGGGGCCGCTGCTGTTGCCGGTGCTCCCTGCCGCCCCGACGATGTCGCCCTTGCCGACCTTCTGCCCGTCCCGAATGGCGAAAGAGGAGAGGTGGGCATAGCGGGTTTCCAGCCCTCCCCCATGGTCGATGACGACGTAATTCCCGTAACCGTTCGGATCACGCTTCACGTGAGCGGTTCCGGACATCGAGGCGGGAACCGGGGCGCCTGCCGAATAATCGAGGTCGAGGCCCTTGTGATTGGACGAGCCCCTGCGCCCTCCTCCCGTCGCGGGTGGGGCACGGCGGCCGATCCCCGACCGGGCCGTGTGTCCGCGAGTCAAATCGAGCGGCTTTTCCTGGCGAGGCGGGGCGGGTCGTTCCGGCGGGGTGTCCGCGACCGCCGGCGCCGGTGCCTCGCTGATAGCCGACTCCGCCCATTCGGACAGCGCCTCGTCCTCATACGCACTGAGGAAGCGGTCATAATCCTCGTCGTCTATCGTGCCGCGATGGGCGAGGACATATTCGCGCGCGGCCGTGGCGCTGGACGCGACGAGCTTCTTGGCCCGCGAGATGCGATAGCTCGACAGCTCGGCCGCGACTTCGGCTTCCGCAACCTCCTTGGGCGTACCGAAGAAAGCCGCCCTTTCGTTGATGATCGCCGGGATGGTTTCCGCGAACATCTGATCGGCCTTGGCCTCGTCGGGCTCGTCGGCCAAAACCTCGCTCTGGCGCTTGAGGCGCGCGCGCGACCCCGTGTCGAAAGCCTTCACCGTCTCGCCGAAGCCATGCTCCTGATAGCTGTCGGCGGCTTGGGAGTTGCGGCGCCGGATCGACTGCTCGAGCAACAGGCGCGCGCGAGGGGTGGCACGGCCCAATATCTCCTTGGACGACTTTTCCAGATCCTCCGCGCCCTTGTCGGCTGCGGCCTCAGCTCCCTGCCCCAGCGTCTGGCGCACCCGCTGGCGGATCAGCCGTTCGGCTTCCAGATGTTCAAGGTCGAGGTCGTTCGCTTCGATCCGGGCCTTGACGTCCTCGATCTGGTCCATTTTGTCGGCGACGTCGGCGAGACCCCTGCCGGCCTGTTTCAAGCCCTCGGCGAGAGGATTGGCTGAGAAGTCGGCGGGGCGAAGCCTGGCGCCGGAAAGACCCGTCCGCTCGATGTTGTCGCCTTGGTAGACGGGGACGCGCGCCATCAGCCGCCTACCCTGCCGAACTTGCCGCCGCCCAGCTTCGCCTTAAGAAGCTTCTGCTGGGCGAATGCGCTCATCAGGCTTGTGGCGCTCTCAAAGGCGGAGCCGACCAGCGCCGCCCGCCCGCGCATCTTCGCCGCCTTGGCCTCGGCGACGAAGTTCTGCGCGTTGACGATGCTGCCTTTGGTGCGCTCGTTGATGTTGCGGTAGAGGTTGGCAGCGTCCTCGTCGGCGAGGGTGGCGGTGTCGTCCTGAAGGCGGGCCGCGGACCCGTAGCCGACGTCGATCCCGTTCGCCGCCATGGAGGCGATCTGCTCGCCCTTGGTCCGTCCGACGTCACGCCAGAAGGTGCGCGCCTCGCCTTGTCCACGTTCGATTGAATCGCGCGCCGCGTCCCGCTCCATCTGGGCGTTGCGCTGGGAGATCTTGCTTTCGTAATTGCCCTGCGCGTTGGCCTGCATCCCCCCGATCATTGTTGACGCGGCTGTCGCGACGGCGGCCATGACCATGGGGGGAGCGCACATGCGTCGTTGCTACGGGACGAGTGCGCAGCCTTGAATCGGGCCGCCAAAAGGTCCATGGGCGATTTTGGATGAACCCCGGACTTATCTTCTGGTCCATCGGCTGGCCCGCAATAGTCGGCGTACTAGGCCTGATCGCTGAGCGCTATTGGTTCTCGAACGAGAGCTTCTTCTGGATTTGCCTCGTTGTGCTGCTCATCCCTCCCGTCGTCGCTTGGGGCAAGCTGAGCACCGACTCGCCGTCTTAGGCGGAACGGCACGAAGTCGACGCCTCCATGGGCTTGAACCGCGTCCCCGATCTCGAACCCCCACTTTCTAAGCATCCGGGTCGCGCGCACGTTCTGGACCGCGACAATGTTCTCCAGCACCTCGAATGTCTCCAGCCAGTGCCCCAGCACCTTCGGGCCGATGGTCAGCATCTCGCGCCCATGATCGAACACCTCGTCCCGGCCCAGAAACCAGACCGCCGCCCGGCTGGAAATAAGGCTGGTGGAGACGACGCCCATCATCGCCAGCGGTTTTCCCTCCCCGAGGGCCGTGAACGCGCTTAGCGAGGCCCGCAGCCCAATCCTGAGGGCATCCTTGGGGGTGCGGCCCATCGCCTCGGCTTCGATGCGGTCGATCTCGCGCATCCGGCTGGCGATGGGGCCGACGTGGACGAGCCGCGCCGGAACGAGCTCAACCCGCACTGATGACCGGCTCGATAAGGATCGCGGCGATGTGCATGGGCGTCGGGTCGGTCGAACGCACGACGACGACTGTCTCGTTCCCCGAGGTGCCGGCCATGTCCACTTCAAGGTCGTCGGTGATCAGCGCGTTCGGCGAGCCGTAGCCTTCCGTCTCGCGCGTCTTTACCGGGAAAAGCTGGTCGTCTGCCGGACCGGCCTCGATATTGCGGGTGTCGACCACTCGGAGAACGACCTTCCCCGCTTGCTGCGGCCGGGCCACATTCCAACCGCCGCCAGTCTGGATGGCAAGGGGCAGAGTTTCGACAAGCGAGGTGAAGGGCAGGCCGACGGTGATCTTCGTTCCCGCATTCGGCAGGGTCACGGACCCGTCTTCGACGGTCAGTCCGGTCACGACATTGCCATCGACCCAAGCGACAACGTCCATTCCCTCCAAATGGTCGAGCCTGTCCACCGTCGCCACCGGCGCCGCATTGACGAAGGATCGGGCGCAGTCGAGATAGCAGGCGTCCTCCTGATCCTCCCAGAGGGGCGAGGCCATACGCTCGATATAAAGTTTCTCTTCGCCATTTATCGTGCGGCGGACGAGCAGATAGGGCCTGTCCTCTCCCTGCTCAGTTATTGAGCAAATGCCCTCAAACGCTCCGTGGGGAGTGTCCCAATAGGTCCATCCCGCAACCTCTTGGGCCTGGTCCCAAGTAAGGCAGACGATCGCTCCGTCGCTACGAACGAGGGGAATGATCGAGCCTGGCTTCTCCGCGAAAGCCCAGTCGACAATGTCCTGATTCTCGAACAGGTGGCGCGAGAAGACGGTGAGGTCGTCGGTTCGGATGCCGTCCAGCTCCAGCGTATAGCCCAGCGTCCTCACCTCTGAGGATTTCGCTGTCTCGTAGAAGACGACGTTGTCGACCGTGATCGGATTGAGCCGGCTGACGCCGCGGCTGACCTCGGGCCTCACCCTCGGGGGAGGAACGGCGGCTAGATAGTCCCCGTTCGCGCCGGTGATCGAGAAGATGTTGTTCGACGTGAGCGCAAGAAGCCCCTGCTTCGAGGAGACGAGCTGGTTGACCGAGTTGACCTTGTTCGCCACCAGCCGGATCGCGAAGGCGTCATCCTCGCGCCCCGGCTTGCTAAAATCGAAATTCTCATAGTCGGCCGACTTCGAACACCATAGCCCGTTCGGATTGTTGTTCGACCGCGCCCATGCCGAACGCTGCTCGTGGAAGGTCACTGTCGCGGGATAGTCGTCGGCATCGGCGAAGGGATTGTCGCCGGTTGGAGGCCCCTCGGACAGATCCGGACCGATATTGTCGTCAACGAAGCTTAGCGCTTCGGTCGAGCCGATGGCCCCGTAACGCTGGGATTCTTCCGCCTTGTAGACGCGGTACTCGGTCGCGCCCGTCACGGCGTCCCAGGTGATCGTATTGAAGTTGCGCTTCAGGGCGATATCGTTGGTCGCGCTGTCGGCGTTCGACGCCCGGCTTTCCTGCCCCGTCTCGTCAGAGTAGGCGGTGACGACATAAGTTGCCTCCTGCGGGAAATAAGCATTGCCGCCGTTGGCCGCGTCGGTGTTCGGGTTGGTGGCGACGGCGCTCAAATTGGCCGGCGCCGCGATGGTCGGCCCGAACGCGATCGTCACGAAGCTCCACGAGGCATGATCGAGCCTCAGGAGCTTGGTTGGGGCATGGCTGGGGTGCGCCATGTAGAGGACGTCCGCCGTCTGCTCGTAGTCGATATCGGCGAGCTCTGAGGCGTTGTAGGGCGAGCCTGTCTGATGGACGCGATAGACGGGCATCAGGGAAGCCCCTCCGTCCCTTCCGGCCTTTCCCAGCCGCCGCCCGAGCCGTAACCGCCGCCTGAGCCGGAACCGACGGGAGGGGCGGGAGGCGGAGGCGGAGGTGGGGGAACAGCTGGAGGTGGAGGTGGGGGAGGAGGTGAGCCGACCCGCGCCGTCCCGCCCCCGGAGCCCGTGAAGGTGTCGAAGTCGGTCGAGTCGATATCCACGGTGAAGTTGTTGGCGTCGATCACGGAAACGACGGTGAGGAACCTGTCGTTGATCTGGGTCATGCCCGTTATGCCGGTGAGGTAGACGGGATCGCCAACCTCGTAGGCGTGAAAGGCCGCGGTGATCTTCGCGTTGGCCGCCTTGGTGATGGCCGTGACGAGAAGCCCTTCCTCGAGCACGGCCCCGCCCAGAGCGAGGGGACGCATGTAGCCCTGTCCGAACTCCAGCGCATAGGCTTGCTCATCGTTGAACTGGAACGGGATCAGGCGAGCGGAAGTGCCGAGGCATTCGGCAACGAAGCGCGTCCCCATGCGCTTTTCCAGCCCACCGGTGCGCCTGATTACGACGTTGCGGGCTCGCCGCGCGCCGGCCTGGTAGGCGGAGAGATCGAAGCGCGCCAGGATTTCGGGGCTGATCTCGCCCTTCGTGAAATTCAACAGGGCGGCGCGATAGCCCATCAGATGATGCCGTCGCGCGCCAGTATCGCCTCGGGGATATAGTCGGCCCGGCCACGCGGGGAACGGTTGAGATCGTCGGCCATGGCCCGCTCCCATGCGAGGGCGGCGCGTGCCTCCAGCCCTTGCTTCAGCTCGCGGTCCTTCTTGACCGGCATGGCGAGGCGAGATGCGAGGTCGAGGATGATCGCCCTCGAGACGAGCTTCGGCAGGACGACTTCGGAGACGTCGTTGATCACGTATTCGAGCGACGCATCGGCGGCGCCGGTGTAGAGGACGCCATTCTCGATGACGTAGGCGACCGCGTACTGAGCCGGGAAGCCCTGGACGATGCTGGCGTAGCTCTGGCCCTCCAACAGCGTCGGAAGCGCAAAGCCCAGGGCGGCGAGATTGGGGACGATCCCGATGGGGCTCGCCATGTCGGCGGGGAGGGCATAGGCGTAGGACCACTCCGCCTCGCGGTCGTTCGTTGCCACAGCGGCCAGGGCGACGCGCCGGTTGGCGAAGCTCCAGTCGTGCGGGCCCTCCAGCATTTCGGAGATGACTTGGGGATAGAAGCGCCGGCACTCGCGGGCTTCGAGGCTGGTCTCGTCAACCGAAGCGATGGGATGGGCAGCAATCTCGCCGACGGCCTGATTGCAGATGTCCAGGCGGGAGGTGGCGGGCATGGCCTTGGCCTAAGGCGAGACACCGGCGCCTTGAATCGGGGCTCTCAGCTAGATCACACAGGGCACGCGGTAGACCGTGCCGTTGAAGTTGACGGGGATGGTGTGCGTCGGGGTCGGGGTGGCGGCCGTCGGTGCGACGTCGATCCGCAGCGTGTCGCAGCGATGCTCGCCGATAGTCTCAGTTCCGGTACTTCTCGCGATCAGGACGTTGGCGGCGCTGATCTGGAAGTTGATCTGACTACCGCCGATGACCCAGGGAGCCCACGATGCGCCGGTGTTGTCCTGAGCGGAGAGGTACGTCGAGCCGCTGCTAAAGCCCACCTTGAGTGACGCTAACTGCCCAGCGTTGATCCAGCGATAGTTGGAGGCGCTGGCGCCCGTGACGTTGTGCGTGACATTGCCATTTATGGTGTGAGCGTCGGCCGTGGCGTCGCCGAGAGTAACGTTGCCGCTTGCGGTGAGGGCCTCGAACGTGGTCGTGCCGGTGAATGCCGGGGCGATCGAGAAGACGGTGACGGTTCCCGTCCCGGTCGAGCCGGTCGCCGCCGCGACCGCCCGGCCGGCGGCGGTGAAGGTCGCCAGTGCCATCGTTCCCGCGCCGTTGAAATAGGCCAGCCTGTCGGCAATGCCGGTGAGGGCTGCGAAGGCGGAGAGGTTCCCGGCCAGCGGCTGCTTCTCCGCATCCAGCTCGACCAGTGCGGCCTGCACGTCGGCGGCGGCGAGGCTTCCGGCCGGGGTGAAGGGGATTTCAGAGGCGATCAGGGAGACGGCCCCGGTTTCGCCGTTGACGGAGAGGACGGAGTCGGTCGGGGTAAGTATCTCGGTCCAGTCGGCCATGGTGCCGGCGGTCCCGCCATTGTGGATGTAGGATTTGTTCAGATCCGTGCGGATAGCGACGTCGCCCTCTTGGGCGGTGAGCGCGAGCTGCGCCGCCTGGGACGCGACCACATTGGGCTTGGTGATTGCCAAGGCAGGAAGCTGGCTGGTCGGAATGAGCCCGGACCCGTCGAGCGAGGCAACGCCTCCGACCGCACCGAGCAAGGTGGCCAAAAGGTAGCGCCCGTCGCCATCGGCACGCGACAGGATACTCGTCCCCGCCCCGACACCGATCGCACGCTTGCCGAAGCTCGCCGCGCCCGTCTGCTCGAGGAGCCCGGTGGATGCTCCCATGCCCGCCAGCCCGTCGAGCAGGGCATGGGCGGCCTGCGCAGCGAGGACGGCGCGAGCTGCCGCCTGATCCGCCGCTGCGAGGACGGTACGCATGTAGGCCGTCAGCAGGGCTGGATCGATATCCAGCGAGGCTCCGCCGCCCGATGCGATGATATCGCCATAGTCGCCATCGGCGAGCGCAGCCCCGGTCCCGCCTGTCGGAGCCCCGTTCACATCGTAGGGCACCGTCTGGCCGCGCTTGGCCGGGCCGCGTGAGTCGGCGGTGTTGAAAGGCTGGTTGCCCTGCCCTCGGTACATGGGGACGTCTCGGGCCATGGGAGAGGGCTATGCTTGGAAGCGAGAGGGTTGAATCGCTCAGCGCGGGAAGGTCAACACCGTCTCGGTTATGTGGCCGCCCGATCCGCCTCGATATGGTCGTGCGTGAGGCCCATTTCGTGCAGATGCTCGACTTCGCGGGAAACGGCATGGTCAACGAAAATTGGGAGCCCCGCCGCCCTTATCTTGCTCAAGAAGTAAAAGTCCTCGCCGGCGAAACTGCGCCCGTCGGGGCGCGGCTCGAAAAGAAACAGCGGGAAGATCGACTGGAGCCCGTCCGCCTCTGCCTTCGCCTGCAACGCGTTGAACACGGGCGCTACCTGCAAGAAGCAAACCGCCAGCCCGCTATGGCTTACCTCTTCCAGCTCGCCCGCCTCCGCTTTCTGGAGGGTGGAATAGACGAACTTCCCGTCCAAGCCTGTTGCTGTAGGCGCCGTCGGCCGCGATCGGCGCGCGCAGTTGGCGACCATCACCGGCTTGCTCGGTGCCATCATCCTCAGCAGCGTATCCGACGGGAACGTCATGTCCGCGTCGAGAAACAGCATGAAGTCGGCGCCCCATCCAAGAGCTCCCTCCACCAGCCGGGTTCGGTTCGTTAGGACGCTGCCTGAGGGCCGCATAAACAGTTTCAGCTCAGGCTTGGCGGGAACGTCGTTCAGAGAAATACTCGCGGTCGCCGTCCGCGCCATAAGGTTGGCAAGGCAGAAGGAGAACTGAGCTTTTACGGTGTCGCCTGCAACGGGGACGAGGATCGCGATCTTCACCCGCCGAATATGGCAGATTCCCGAGGCTTAGGCTATCTTTTTGACGCTCAAATCGTCCACAATAAGGTTCGGGCTGGTGATCGCACGAACGATGATGGTCTGGAAAACCGTGTCTGCTTCAGTCACGACGAACTGCTGCGTGTATGTCCCCGGCACTGTGCGGCCCGTGCCGATGATGCCGCAGAGGTCGATCCTCGCCGTGCCTGCGGTGCGCGAGACGAGCGTGAAGGTTACATCGTAGGTTCCGGCATTGAGGGGATAGCCCTCCGGAACGCATGTCGCGGAGCGGTTGCCGACGCCGCCGGTCGCCATCAACTGGCTGCCCGTGACCGACAGGCCGGAGCCGGATATTGACCATAGGGTGTCGTCGTCGAAAGTCGGATCGGGCACCAGTTCCGCGTTGAGCGCTGTGGCGACAGGGCCGGTTAGCGACACGTTGTCAATTCGGAGCAATGCCTCGCCATCGAGCAGGAACTGTTGAGTTGCGCCGGCCCGTAGATATTCGCTGAAGGTTCCGTCTGTCCCTCTCGTCGTACCGGCTGTGCCTCCCAGTGATGGAGTAGCCACCCCCTCCACCCGGTCCGAAACGGTCATCCCCAGGAGGTAGAACAGGTTCTCCGTGATTGGAGTAAGCGTGTCCTGAGCGGCTGTGCCCGGGCCGATGACGATTTCCAGCTTGCCGCCGGCAATTGCCGCATCTCCGCCTAGCGTCCAAGCGCTTGAATCGTCAAAGCCGCCATTGGCGATGAGGTTGGAGGGGTCTTCGGGCTCGGCAGGCGCCGGGGTGCGGCGACGCAGCCCCAATTCACCGAGCCTGCCGAGACGCCCCAGCATCAGACGGCGATTACGGAGATTGTTCCCGACGGAAGAGCCGCGAAGTCCTCGCGCTCGTCCGCTATGACTGGGAAGTCGTCCGTGGTCGCGTCGTCGCCGTTGATCCGAACGGCGCAATCGACGTCGGCGAGGACGGAGATGATCCCAGTCGTCTCTGCGAACGGGTCGGACCTCGCCTCGCCCGCGCTGAAGTCCACCTCCTGATAGGCCATGCGCGCATCAGGCGAGATGACGGGAAGCCCGGTGGACGTGCGAACCGTTTCCCAAATCTTCAAGATTGCCATGCTCTGCTCCCCAACTTTGGGGGAGAGGTGTCAGCCCCTCCCCGGCACGCCTTACTTGCCCCTGGGAGGACGACCGCGGCGAGGCTTGTCCTCCTCCTCGGTCGACTGCTCGGGGGAGATGATCTCCTCGACCGCGGCCGGCGCGTCTTCCGGGGCGCGGCGAAGGAACCCGCCGCCGACGGGGACCGAGCCCGGCGGGATGCCCTGAGGCTGGACCGAGCCGGGTGAGGCCGGGGCCACCGGTGCCATGGCCAGCTCCTGCGAGCCGGTGTTCGTCTCGACCGGGTCGGCGACGTTGTCCCCGAACTTATCCTCGGGCTTCTCCGACTCCTTGGCGGCAAGCAGCGAGCGGAGCTGGTCGACCGTCAGGCTGCCGATGGGAGTGGACGCGGCGGGCATGACCTCGCCCTTCGCGTCGACGTCCACGATGTCGCCGGGATAGGCGAGGTGGCCCATGCCGCCGCGACCGGTGAACGTCTTCTTGGTGATGACCTTCTCAACCATGTCTCATCCCTTCCTAGAAGCCGTGGCTTTCGAGCGCCGGGCGAAGCGACTGCGGCGTCTCGGTGCCGATCACGGCGCCGGCCGTCACCTTGCCGGTGGTATAATCACCCGCGTTCGTGGTGTAGCGGAAGCCCACATAGGCCTTAATCGTGGCCGGCAGCGGAATGTCGATCACGCGCGTCCCCGCGACCAGATTGACGTTCGACGCGCCATTCGTGACCGTGACCGAGTAGAGCGATACGACATTGGTCGTCAGCGCCGCGTTGTCGGCCCCGATAACCTCGAACGTGATGCCCGTGGCCGCGCCGTCGGGCGTGAAGCTCGTCTCGATCTGAGCGAAAAGGCGAAGCGGAAGCGTCCGGTCGGCGCCGAGCAGCCCGCTCCACAGAAGGCCGTCAGTCGAAACGGCGTCCGCCGTGATTGCCTGCTTCTCGGAGCAGAGCAGTTCCTTGTCGGTGTTCATCTCTCAGTCTCCTTAAGCGACGACGCGGGCTTCATCGACGTTGAGAGCGTCGAGCGAACGGATGGGAAGGCCGAGGACCGTCGGCACCTTGCGGCCTCCGACCTCGTCCATGCCGACGATGCCCCGCCCGTTGCGGGCGTCGGTCACCGCCTGGCGATGCAGCATCGCGCCCAGCGGCTTCGGCACGTAGATCGCGGCGTTCGAGCCGGTCGCCTGGATACGGTGGAATGCCTGGATGAGCAGATCCTCCAGGTCGGCGCCGGTCGTCCGGTCCTTGATGAGCAGCGAGAAGTCGATGTTGGCGATCCTCACCGCGTGACGGTGGTCCTTGACGAACAGGCCGCAATCCCACTGGAAATAGTCGGTGTAGGCGGGGTACGGATTGCCGTCGCTGTCGTTGACGAGATCGCCCACGGGCCAGCCGTCGGGGCCGGATTCGCGGCCCTTGGTCATGTCCATGTGCATCAGGCCGGCCTTGGAGCCCATCGGATAGAGGCCGCCGATCGCGTCGAGGTCCCAGTTGATGACCCACACCGAGCGGTTGTCCGTCCCGGTGCCGCCGGCGTCGATGATGTAGTCCCCGGTCGGGCCATCGAGATCGTTGTAACGCGGGGCGAGGCCCGTGAACTCCTTGCTCTCCAGAAAGCTGTTGCCGTAGAACAGCGTCTCCACGAACTCGTCGTTCATGGCGCTGAAGAACGGCTTGGCGAAGTTCATCCTCGCCTTGGCCGGGTTGCCGCCGAGGATGGCGAGCGAGCGGTCCATCTGCGACGTTGCCGCGAGCTGGGCCGCGGCCTCGTCGAACGCGCCGACAGTGCCCTTGGAGCGCGGCACGCCCTGGTTGTAGCGCCTCCAGGCCACGCCCGGCTTGCCGGTGCGGACCCACGTCCGCTCGCCGGTGAGGAGGTTGCCCTCCTTCCACGGGATATCCTGGATGACCGGATTGTCCTTCTCGAGGACCTCGGCGATCGTGCCCTGGGCGGCGCCGTCCGCTCCATAGCCGGCGGTCACGTCCACAAGGGTCGCGACAGTTCCGTTCCTTGCAGCCATGATCTAGCTCCTCACGTCTTGGGCTGGAATGCTTCGTCGTACAGGGCCGCTTCGGCGGTCTTCTTGACCGGAGCGTCCCCGCCGCGAGTGAAATCGGAATCCTCGGAGATGCGCTCGCCGTAGAAGCGGAACATGCGCATCAGGACCGGATGGTTGCCGAGGCGGGTGTCATCCAGCAGCTTCTTGAAGGCGGCCACCTGTTCGGCGCCGTCCTTGCCGAGGCCGGCGGCTGCGGTGTCGAAGGCTTTGGCCACGAAGCGCTCGGTGTTCGCCCATTCCTTGCCGCCGAGACGCGGGTCGGCCTGGGCTTCCTTCGCCCATTCGGCGCCCTGCTCCTCGTGTGCGTCGGTCTGCGCCTTGGTAATCCGCTCGAGAAACTTGGGCGCCAGCGACAGCACCTTGTTCGCCGCCTCGTCCGACATAACGCCGGCCTCGCGCAGCACGGGCGTTACCTCGGCCTCGATCTCGGGCGTCAGCTCCAGCCCTTCCGGGGCGGTGAGCTCGTACTTCTCGGGCGGCTCGGGGGCTTTGTCGGCGTCAGCGGCTTTGTCTTCGCCCTCCTTCTTGTCGCCACCGTCGGCCTTGTCCCCGCCCTCGTCGTCCTTCTTGTCGCCCCCGGCCGCGCTCATCAGCGATGGATCGGCGGCGTCATCCGTCGACGTCCCGCTCGTCTCCGTCTGCGAGGTCGTCGTTTCGGTCATATCGGGGTTTTCGTCTGCCATTGGGTTTCTCCGATTGCTGGGCTTCCTCGCGAAGCACCTGAAGAAGGGTCATCAGGCTTTCGTGATGCTGGATGGGCTGCCCCATCTCGGCATCGGCGAGGATTTCGAACCCCAGGTTCCTGCGCCCCTCAGCAAAGCTGAGATCGCGGCCATCGGCCCCATTGGTTGCAGGGGCCAAAATCCCCGCCATTTGAATCACGCGCCACAAAAATCTGCGGAACTGCGGCTGCGCGTTGAGGAATTGCATGTCCTCGGTCTGAAGGTCGGCGCTCATGGCAGCGGCATCAACTCATTAATCGGCGAGATGATGCCCGGCGGCGCATCGGCGGCGACCTTGGCAGCATCCACAGCCACCTTGCCGACCGGCGCCATGTTGGCGATCTGCTCAGCCATCGCGGCGGCGCGCTGATCCTCGATCTCGCCCATGAGCGATGCCTGGGCCTGCTCGGTCGGGATGATGATCTTCGGGGGTACGCCCGCTCGCTGGCCGTACTCGTCGATCATCTCGAAGACGGCGATCTTGTGCTTGGCCTCCGGATGCGCCGCCATAGTCGCGGAGGCAAAGCCAGCGAAGCGCTCGATCTGTCCCAAGCCGACCATTCGTTGCATCTGGGTCAGAATGGAGACGAACTCGGTCTTGATCTCGGTTTCGGCCAGCGATTCCGGGGGTGGGGGCAGAAGGCCGGCGCGCGACATGATCCCGAGAGTGCGCTCAATCGCCACCTCGAGCTTTTCATTGTTGACCCGCTCGATGACGGGGCCGAGCTGGGTCAGCTTCTCCTCGTTGCGCGACGCGATCTCCTCGACGTTGCGAGGCTGGATGCCCTGCATGTTGGTGATTGCCATGAAGAGGTCGGCGTAGGAAGCGCGGTCGATGGCCTCCATGCAGCGCTGCACGTCCTGGTTGACGGCGTCGATGGCCTGATAGGGTACCGTATAAGGGACCGAGACCTTCTCGATGTCGACGCTGGCCGCGCTGACCACGGATCCGGGCACGCGGCGGAGCTTCACCCGGGACGGGGCGACGATCTCGGGCTTCAAGAGAAAGTCGGTCGCCTCGCCCTTGCGCTTCGTCTGAAGCTGGAGCTCGCGAAGATCGGGAAGCGCGTCGGCGCCCGGTCCTACTCCATAGACGTCGGCGCCCGTCGTGTCCCAGCGCGGCGCCCAGAAGGGCTGCTCCTCGTAGCCGCTGACTTCGAGGCACGCCCCATATTCCGAGCCGCCCTTCGTGTCGTTGCTCTCGTCCCACCAGACTGAGCGGAACATCTTGCCGCGGGCATCGACATAGGACGGGTCGCGCTCGTCGTTCAGCTCGATCGCGTGGAAGAGGTTGCAAATCTCCTCATAGCGGCTGTTGTCGTAAGCCTCGCGAATGCGCCGGCAGAGCCTGTTCCACGGGAAACGCTGGACCGCCTGGATGACCGTCATCGGCACCCGGCGATAAAGAGCTTCCGGAGTCATTGCCGAGCCGAGCCCGATCCAATATTCGCCGGCCGTAAGCTGATGGCAGACCGCGCCCTCGGACGGATGCTCGACCATGACGCAGGCCTCGCCGCCGAACAGGCCCATTTCGAGATAGCCGGTCTTAGCGGCCTGGTAGAAGTTCGTCTGCGCGAGGAAGGAATCCATCCGGCGGTCGACCTCGCCGAACCACACCTTCGCTTCCTGATCCTCCATCAGGCCTTCGTCGTAACTGCGCAGCACCTTCCACGGCCGGGAGGGGGAGGAAAGCCCCGACGTCATTCCCCCTTGCAGTGTGCGGAAGGCGAAGATGCCGTGGCTGCTGTTGAGCTTCTTGTTGCGCTGGCGGGCGTTCTGGTTGGTGTCCTTGTTGAGGAACCGTGAGCGCGCCGGTTGGGCGCAAGAAGCAGTCTCGCGCCATTCGTCCTCGTAGGGCAGGCGAGCGGCCTTCATGCCGACCAGCCTTTTCGTGCAGCGCTCGCGAAGGTTGAGGGCCATCTATCCGCCGGTGATCGCTGAGCCAGAGCCGGTGACGCGCGGGAGGCCCGTCAAGCCCTTGGGGCCGGTCATGATCGAAGCCCAGAAGCCGCGGCGCTTGCGCATGTGGAGGCCGGTGCGGCGGTCCATCGGCTCCTGAGCGGGCTGCTGGGCCTGCCTCTCGACCGGGGGCGGGATCTTCGGCGCCTTGGGGACGATGCACATCAGCGCGCCCTTTCGAGGGATTTCGCGTGAGCCCGCTCGGCCAAGTCTGACAGAAATGTGCTATCGGCTTGCCGTGCCTTCTTCATGTCGGTTGTGGTCGGCATAGGCCGCGCGACGGCAGGGCCGGGATAATACATGCACATCAGTAATCGCTCCCCGGCATGGTCCCGGTGGCGGGCTTGTCCTTGCGCTTCTTGGTAAGCAGGGCTGCGGCGGGAGAGAGCATCGCCAGCGCGCCCCGTCCGCCGCCCATGAGCGCAGTCGCGGGGCTGAGGAGCAATTTGGGCGAGCACATGCCCGCTTGGTTATGCGTCAGCCCTCAGGGGTTGAATCGGCGGACCAAAGTCGCTGATTGAATATGGCGCTAACCTCTTGTAGCCACGCACGGACTTCTGGCGAGCGCAACTGAGCGAGCCGGCCTTTGCGCTCTGCCTCTGACCATGCCCTAAAGCTTATATGCAGCCGCACCATTGCCTACCTCTTCGACTGCCGGCTTGGCCTCCTGCCCCTCCCTTCGCTTCACATGCTCCAGCCTCGCCTTGAGGCCGATCACGCGCCGCAGAAGATCGGGAGGGAGCTTCACCGATAGCGATCATAGCCGTCCTGCATCGCCGTGTAAGCAGGCAATTCGCTGTAGCGGTCGTAGCCTGTCTGCCTCCCATAGTTCTCAGGGTTGAGATATTCCGGCAACTCGCGCGGGGCCACGAACTCAGCGAAGGTCAGCGCCAGCGCATCACCATTGTCCGGTGACGACAGGCCGCGCTTCTTCATGTGCTTCTTCTTCTCCAGTATAATTGTCGACTGGTCCTCGGCGTAGCCGTATTCGACCCCGCATAAATCGTCCTGGATCTGCTGCTCGTCGGGCAATGCGCCTTTGGGCAGCCACGCGCGCAAATTCATCCACATCTCGGCTCGCTTGTTGGCCGTCTTCACCCTGATTTCGTTCGCCCAGTTGGCCTCCCTCCCCTCGCCGCCGAAGTTGACCTCGTAGATGCCCTCGTAATCCGGATTGAGCTGCCGCAGCCGGTCGATAATGCCGCCCGCGTTCGGCCCACCTCCATCGATGAAAACCGCGTCGGGATGCCACCTTTGCATCTCCATGTTGATGTCGCCGGCAATCTGCATGGAATTGCCCTCGTTCAGCGCGTATTGACCCTGCCAGCGCTTCCACGGGCGCGAACGGGCATCCCTGCCCTGCCGTATCGAAAGCACACTCTGGTCATCGCCGAAGCGGGCGTGATCGACGCCAAAGATAACGGGCTCGGATGGAAGATGACCAGGCTCGCGCACTCTCGCCGCAGCCACTACGTCGGACGAAATGAGCTGCAGCGAGCTGGCCGACGGGAATTGCCCCAGCACGCGCACCTTGGCGATGTCGCTGTCTATGCCGTATGTCTCGATAACGGACTGGAGATATTCCTTGTTCGTCCCCTCGACGGTGCGGCTGTCGATCTGGCGGGTGATCCAGAGATGCCGATATCTCCCGAAGCACTCGCGGAAGCGACCGACATTGCGGGTGGGATTGCCGAACGCGACCCAGATGATGACCGTGTCCTCGTCGGTCAGCGCGCCCTCGGTGACCTCCCACACCTTGTCCGCGATGTTCGATCCCTCGTCATAGATGACCAGGATCAGGCGCCCGACATTGTGCAGACCGGCGAAAGCCTCGGTGTTGTTCTCCGACCAGGTGACGAAATCCAGCCGCCAACTATCGGCGTGGCCGGCCTCGTTCGAGGCGATCTTCATCGTCGCCGGCCGGAACCAATCGCGCGTGATCGCCATGCGGTGCCACTTGTGGACCTCCGGCGACGTCTTGGTGACGAGCTGCTGCTCGGTGTTGGCGGTGATGACGACGCGGGCATCGACCCAGCAGTCCATCGCCCATTTCGACAACATCCCGATCTCGGCTGACTTGCCGATGCCGTGGCCCGACGCGATGGCTATGCGGAGCGGCTTGAAGCGGGTCGACGGGTCGGCAAGATGCTCGCGGATGGTGACCATGAGGTCGCCCTGCCATCGGCGCGGGCCGGTCACCCCTTCAAGCGGAGTGCCGGGTCGGTTCCAGGGAAACGCATAGAGCGCGTGGCCGAGCGGATCGAAGGCGTATGATCCGATGTCGCGGGCAAGCTCAATCTGTGGGCTGGTCGCCACCTTGGCCCTCCGCCGCCCGGCGCCGCGCAGCTTCGATCTCGGCCGCCAGCCCGAGTGCCTTGCCGTCGCTGGTCAGGTCGAGCTTCGGCCCGTACTTCCGCGGGGCGATCATCTGGGCGTACTGGTGGCGAGCGTGGATGCGCAGCTTCGCCCGCTGAACGTGGTCAGGCGCGAACTCCATTTCATCATCATCGTCCTTGGAACGCCGCCAATCACCTTGTGACTCGTCCGCGATGACAATGGTTTCGTCCATCAGCGCTTCGACGCCGTTCGCACGCGCACGCGCGACTTTCTCCTGAAGATCCTCGCTCTCAAGATGCCACTGCCAGAACAGACTAGAGGCAGGCATCCCCTCATCTTCGCGCAATATGCGGCTGACTGCCCGCCCACCCGAAAGCTCCGCGAGGACGTGAGTGATGACGCGCTCGCGCTCTTTATGGGAATAGGCTTGGCCCATGGCCTAGATTAACCCCTCACTCGCGCCGACCTGAATCGCGCGGCCGCTGCTCCACACGTCCCAGCCGATGAAGACGAGATCGACCAGGAACTCTGCCGGGCTTTTTCCGAGCCGGCGCGCTTCCAGAAATATGTCCCGCGCAACGTCGGGGCGTTTCTCGCGGATAGCCTCCTGCTGCGGCGTGGGGACGTCGCGTGGAATGCTGCGCCAGTGTGGGGTCATGTCGTTCGGCGTGGCCGTGGACTTCCCCGTTCCGGTGATCGTGACGACTCGGCTGCGCTGATAACGCTCGACCGTGATCCGCTTGTCCTCCTCGAGGCTGTGCATCAGAGCGACGGTGGTCGAGACGGACTGGACGCCTGCTATCTCCTGGAGCTCGTCGGCAATCGGGCAGATTTCACCGCGTTCGGCCGCGAGGTTCAGCCGATCGAATATAGCCTCCTTTGCTTCGGTGCGATCATAGTTCGTCCGTTCACCGCGCTCGAAATGGAGGACGTTGCGCCCATCTGGATAGGCGTCGCCGCGACGGCAGGCGACAGCCTCGCGCAGATCCCGCGTCGACCAGTGAAGACGCTCAGCCTTATCCAACAGCGCGTCGGCTTCGGCCGGCGGCAGCGCGGCCACCTCAACGTGATGTGTGAAGCTCAGAACCTCACGGCGCCGTGAGCCTTCGAATGAGCGGCAGATCGAAGCGAGGTTCATCAGAGAACCGAACTCGCGCCCGAATATGCCCTCGGCCGCTTTCTTCGCCCGCTCACCGTAGCGATGGTTGCCGGCAGCCCACCAATCTCCGATCCACCAGTTGATGACCTGGGACGATGCGCAGAGCTTGCGGCCCATCGCCTCCCAGTCTTCGAAGCTCTGCTCCTGGGGAATGTCGAGCGCGAGACTCGGCCGCTCGCCGTTGGTCAGGTCAATCTCGTTTGTTGCAAGTGCGCTCACTATCCTACCCCTCCCTCGCCACTGTGTTTCCGCCAGCATCCAGAACGGCCGGATCGACTCCCATTTCGATATAGTCTTGCCGGGTTGGCTTGCGGGGCGGGCCGCGATTATCGCGCCTGCCGATGCTTTCCGCCTCGACAGCATGGCGGCTGCCATCTTCCCGATAGCGGGTCGTTGCCCCGAGGTTGGTCAATATCTTGTTCAGCTCTTCAGTCTCGGCGGCGGTCATGGGTTCTCCTCGACGGTCCATGATGTGGCGCTTGGGCGGCTCCAGCCTGCGCTGGGGTTCCGGCGTGGCGAGACGGCGGCGTACCCGCATCGGCTCTTCCGTCTCGGCCATGATCGCGGGCACAACCTTGCTGGGGTGGTCGCACGTCTCACGGGCCTTGCGGCACCCTCGGGCGAGAAGGTCGGCGGGAAGGTGGCCCAGCGTGCCCCATGCCACGCGGAGCCATTCGCGGCGGTCATCCTCGGCCATCCCGGTCGGCGCTACCAGGGCGAGGCAGGAGGTCAGCTCGTTGCGAAACTCAGTGGGAGTGGCCGGGGCCAGGTCCGAAAACGTCGAGCGCGGCGCGGGCCGTGCGGCCAAGGCCATCGGGGGATCGATTTCTTCCCATGCCGTTGGTTCGTTGCTGTCCATCGAAATCGCCTGTCCTCTGTACCCAAGTCCGCCACGCTGCATCCCAATCGCTCCACCGCGCATCGCTGCGCAGGTGGTGATCCCGGAATTTCGAAAGTTCTCGTTCGATGCGACCTGCCTGCCAGGCGGCGACGATCTGCGCACAGACGGTGCCCGCGGTAAGCGGTTTCGGCTCCCATCCATCGGGAAGCGGATGTTTCGGTATTGCGCGCGCTCTCGAAGAAGGCTTGCCCTTCTTCGTACTGGTTCTAACTGTATCCGTGTCCCGTTTTTGGGACTGTTTCGTGACCTTTTCGGAACTGTTCCGTTTTTGGGACTGTTCCACTTTCGGCACCGTTTCTAGATGCAGGCGATAGAGTTTTATCTGCGCCGTCTCGCCCTTCCGCTCGCCGCTGTCGGTGATGAAGGAACGCCGCTCGAGCTCACCTAGGCACGTTATCACCGTCTTGCGGTTGAGGCCGGTAAAGTCGGCTATCCACGCGATGGACGGATAGGCTCCGTTCGCCTCGTCATTGTGCCGGTCGGCGAGCGCGAACAACACCAGCTTGCGGCTGGCGCTCCCCGGCCGGCACTTCCCGGCCCATGCGAGGGCGTCGAAGCTCATGGCAACCTAATCCACGCGCCGACTTCGATCGCACAGCCGCGCGGGTCGCGGTTGATCTCGCTTCCGCTGAACCGCATCACCGCCATACCTTGGGAGGCGCAGTAGCGATCCCGCCGCCTATCGTGGGCAATTTGCTCTGGTGAGCTGTGGAAGGCGTCTCCGTCGCACTCGACAACCAGCTTTCGCCCAGCCATTTCGATTAGAATGTCGGCCCGGTATCCGCGGCCCAGCTTCGCCTGCGTGCGGACGCTGAACCCGCCAATTTCATGGTGGTCGATCCATCCCAGGATGAAGCTCGCCAGAATTGCTTCGATGGGGCTGTCAGTCGCTACCCGGCCTTGCTGGGCGACGAATGGAGCTCGGCGTCGAGATCCACGAGCGCGGTGATAGGACAGCCTAACGCCGCCCCACTTGCGAATGCAGTTTTGGCCGGCCTCGGCGCCGCAAGCTGGACAAGCGCGATCCAAGGGATGCTGCCCGCTCATGCCGCTTCATCGCTATCGCAGAACTTCACACCCCTCAGTTTCTCGTAGAGGGCATCCACGTCGGCTCGGGTGTAATATTCCGGCTCACGGTCCATCGCAGCCGAGATGCTGCCCCAGCCGATACAGAAGCAGCCTAGGAAGACGATAAAGCCGTCCTGCAGGTCTTCGAACCCAACGGCGAAGGTCCGACGCGAGTAGGCCCAGAAAAAGCAGGTGTCGCCACGAATGGCTATCTTGCGGAAGCGCCACGGCCACGGCAGTCCCAACTTAATCACGCGCGAGGGATCGAAACGCGAAGCGCCATCGACGGCGCAGCCGGCGTGGCCCGAAGGGTGAGAGCCCGGTGGCGCAGCCACGCGCCCATCCTCTATCCGCATACCCCCTCCTTCGACATGGAGGGACGGGACACGAGCTGCTTGAAGCGATCGAGCGTGATGAGGACGAAGGTTTGCCCGCGGTCCTCTCGGAAGACAGCGAAGTCGTGGCCTTGGTTAAGCGCTTCCGTCAGGTAGGCGGGAAGAGTCCGGCGGCGCTTGGCCTCACCCCTCTGCTCGCCAAAACGGCAGGTGAGGACGAGATCACCCTTCTCGATTCCGGAGCCGGACTGGAGGACGCGGCGACAAGGCAGCCCGGACGCAACGAAGTCGTCGCGCACTTCGTATTCGAAGCGCCGCCCTTTGACGTAGCAGCCCTTCTTGCTGACGCGGGCGTTCATGCCAGTCTCGAGGCCAGCATGCGGATCACGCGATCGAGGCGGGGATCGGCGTCTCGACGCGCCTCTACTGCCCGGCACGATGTGTATATGGTCGAGCTGTCGCGGCCGCCGAAGCAGTTGCCGATCTCGGTGCGGCTGCGGCCGGTCAACTGTCGGGACAGGTAGATCGCGACCTGCCGCGGCCAGGCGACCTTGCGAACATGGCTGGGCGATCGCATCTCGCTTTCTGGGATCTGATAGTGGCGCGCGACCTCGGCCTGGATGTCGGCTATCATGATGCGCCGTGTCGGCAGGCGCGTACGTTCGGGGAAGCTGAGCTTTGGGGTCGGCGCTGCCTTAGGTGCGCGTAGAACCTGTGCCGTCGCCAGCATCGCGGCTTTGTAGCGCTCGAGGCCGACAGTCTCGTGGAGCCTAGTCATGCTCACGGCGTCGGCCCCTTCCCCCAAATCCACCCGCCCTTCCCGTCTCCCCGGACAGCGTGGGCGAGGGAGGTCCGATGCTGGGCAGGAGGATCATGCTCGATAAGGTCGGGCCATCCGGTCGTGGAGGGGCCTATCCAGCCGCCGGGCGGGGTGTCGTCGCGGCGGGTCATGCTGCCCTCACGACAATGATGGCCTCGCACAGAGGCGTAAGGCGCATGGCTATTGGGAACGCCTCGTTTCGGCCGTCGCGATGCTCGGAATACTCGGCGTATCCGCGCGTGACGAGCGCCTGAACCGTCGGCGTACTGTGAAACTCGCGCCGGTTCGTCATGGGATGGCCGCCTCCGCGATCAGCCCAATAGCCGCCCTGATAGCGGACCAGCTCACCGCCGGCCTCTTGCGCGCAGTCGATGCACGCTACCATCGTCGCGGAGAGGGGCTTGGTCATGCCGCCGCCCTCCCTTTCACGTGGAACAGTGAGCCTTGCGCGGGACAAATTGCAGCAGCCTTCAGGCGTGCCCGCTGAGCCCAGCCCAGCAGCATCGACGCGAAAGCCCGATCGCCGCCGATCCGCCGAGCCCGCGCTTCCCTGAGGTTGACGCGCGCATAGAAGATCAGGAACTCGCGCTGTGCGGCCGGCGGGCGCTGTTCGAGGGGGACGTACTTCATACCGCCCTCACCCGCGCGAACTTGCCCCGCAGAACATTGTCCTCGCCCGGCCCGATTTCGCGGCCGTCCTCGCTTAAAGGATGGTGCGCCTTCTCTTTTTCGTGTAGGTAGTCGTGGAGACATTCGGCGATTTCGTCATGGTCTACTTCCTCGGGCGCCTTGACGATGACATGCCCAACCGGGAGCAGGAGCGACATGATGTCGGCGGGCAAGTGGCCGGTGAGCGCGAAGATTACGGAGCCGGGAATCTGAACCGGCGTCTTCTTGTCATCGGCAGGAAAGTAAGTCAGCAGCGTAGTGTAGGGAATGCCGCTGTCCTCCGCGACCGCCTTCATCAACAGGCCCCGCTTGTCGATAGCCTCCCGCATCTTCTTCTGCCGGTAGCGAATGATGCCAACGATCTCAGATTCGTCATGCATGATCTTTAGCGCCTTTCGATGCGATGTGCGGCTTCATGAAGGGAGGAATCGAGGACCGGCACCGGATTGCAGTTGCATCCCTGGGTGTAGAGCGACGGTGTCGGTTCGTTCGAATCGGGGAGTTGATCCGGGATATTCTGGGCGATTTCCGCTTCGCGGAACCGGCGCTTTCGTCCTTCGGATCGAGCCGCAAGCGTCTCGCCGCTTCGCGCTTCAATCGCACTATCGCTGAGCGCCCACGCGACATCTTCCGGCGTGAAATCGACCTCTTCCTCAGTCGGATACTCGCCGTCCTCTTCCGGGAAAAAGCAGTCGATAGCCTTCCCGCGATACTCGGCTTTGTGGCACCAGCCGTAGCCACCCGTCTTGGTGACGCCGATCAACGCCAGCGCGGCAAACAGGCCATCCTCGTCGATCTGCGGCGACTGGCGGATGCGGTAGAAGAGAAGGTCGCAATCCTTGCGGCGCCCGTCCTTGTAGAGCGTGCCGCCGGTCAGCGCGACGTGGCAGCCGTAGCCAGGGCAGATGGCCTCTATCTCGCGGCAGAGGGCGACTGCCTCGTCAAGCGACCACCGGCTATCGTCGCGCAAGGGATGAGCGCCTTCGGCCGAGACGCCTTGGCGGCTCGGGTCCGCAGGACCGCCAGCCCGGTCCCCGAAGGGGATGCGCCCAGCCTCCATGGCCTACCCACCCCTCCTAACAAGGGCTCTACGATCATAGTCGGAGAGGGCTGGCAGTTCTGGCCGCCAACGAAGCGGGCGGTAGATCGGCAAGTGGGCGATGTCGGGATGGCGAGCGACGGGCGCCTTATCGGCCGGAATCAGCACCTCAATTGCGCGAGCCCGGTTCGGCAGGCGCCGGATATAGCCCCCCCGCTCCAGATCCTCGAGCGCCCGGGAGACGAGGCACTTGGACGACAGGCCGAGCGCGGCCCGCATTTCCTCGAAGCTCGGGCAAAGCTCCCTCGCCTGTATATAGACCAGCAGCTTGCGCATCCGGGGGGTGAGGCCCATCGACATCTATGCGGCCTCCGCGAATTTGGAGGTCTCATTGCCCCATGCGGCCCAGCCTTCACGAGGAGCGCGGGCGAAAAGCTCGAGATAGGGTCCGCCGACAAGCGCCTCGATCCGCTCGTACTGTTCGTCGGGCTTCCGACTGTGCTCGCGGCGAGGGGCGATCAGAAGCTTGCGGACTGCAGCGGAGAGGCGCCTTGGGGCGCCGCGGGTGAACAACAGGCACAGCTCGGGATTCGAGCGCGTCCAGTAGCCGGTGCCCATCGGGAAGCGCTTCTCGTCGGGATCGGAGAAGGCGTCGCCCCGGCGGCTGGTGACGCGGCGCTCCTTTGCCCAGATGAAGCCGGTCGTCTTGTACGTGAAGCCCCAGGCGGCACCGACCTGCAGGGCTTGCGGCAACAGCGGGTCCGTTGCCCACATCAGGAGGACGCAGTCCTTGGCGGCGAGCCGTGCAACGGGAAGCGCCTGAATTTCGGCCAAGGTCATCGTCGGATAGTGCCGCTCCGGGCGGTTCTGTCGCTGCAGGTTGCGGGTGGCCGTCGGCGAGATCGGGCCGTCCGGACAGCGTCCGCGCCCCTTCGCGCTGAACGTGGCGAAGCGCCAGGGCGGGTCCGCGAGGATGCAGCCGAAGGGACCGGGGGGAAGGGTGAGGCCCATGCCGGTCATGCGACGTCGCCTCGGTTGTCGTTGTGCGCCTTCATCAGCCGCGTCGGATCGAGCGGCGTGTGTGCCATGGAGATGCGGCAGCGGGTGAGGATCAGCCAATGACGGATTTCGATTTCCGTCGGCTGGCGAGAGAGGGTGGCCATTATGCGGCCCTCGCCTTGGCTTCCGCCCACGCGGCCATTGGAACGGCGCCGCCGGTTTCCTGGTCGATCAGGAACGCCAGCTCCAGCGACGGCCACGCATCATCGCTGTTGAGAAGCCGATGAAAGTTGCCTTTGTCGTAATCGAGCTGGCGGGCGAATACCGCAGGAGCGATTTCCCGGCCGCGGAGATAGTCGCGCAGGAGCTGTTTGGGGTCCATGGCAGAGGTTGTAAGTGATACAACGGCCCTCGTCAAGCGCCGGTTGTACGGCCGGGGCTCGTTCGTTGTACGCTTTTGGCCGACGATGGGCCATGCCAAAGCAACCGCGATTCGGACCAAACTTCATCCGCGCATGGCGCACGGCCAAACATATGTCACTGGAGCAGCTCGCGGCTAAGGTGCCCATGGACAAGGGCAATCTGAGCCGGGTCGAGCGGAGCCTTTTGCCCTATAATCAGGAGATGCTAGAACGGCTTGCCGAGGCGCTGGGCACGGAGCCGGCGAGCCTGTTGATGCGGGACCCGGCCGACCCTGAAGGCATCTGGTCGATCTGGGATCAGGCGAAACCTGGAGTGCGCCGACAGATTACCGAGGTTGCGGCGGCGCTCGTAAGGACAGGCTGAGCGCCCGCCTAGTCCCCCACGCAAGAAAGTTGTAAGACACACAACTTTCCGCTTGACCGCTCTGTTGTAAGGTGTACAACGGCTCTATCGACATAGGAGCCGACCGATGACCGACACCGTAGCCGCCGACGAACTCCGCCTCCTCATCGAGCGCATCGAGCGCCTTGAGGAGGAGAAGAAGGCGATCTCCGACGATATCAAGGACGTGTATGGCGAGGCGAAAGCTCGCGGCTACGACGCGCCCACCATCCGCGCCATCGTCCGCCTCCGCCGCATGGAAACTCATGATCGGCAGGAAAGCGAAGCGCTCCTCGAAACCTACAAAGCCGCCCTCGGGCTCGCCTAGCCTCCCCGGACTGTGGCGCCCTCCCCCGGTGCCACGGCGAGGATGAGCTTAGACATAGATGGAGCTGACCGATGGCAACCGACGCACCCAATACAATCCGCTTCGCCGTCGTGCAGGCTCTTGACGGCCACCTGACTTGCGTCGGGCCGGATGACTTCGACGCGAAGGACCACACCGACGCGATGAGCGCGGCGATCGGCTGGCACCTCGAGGCCGGACATCTGCCCGCCGCGACTTACTGGATCACCGCTGAACTTCCGCCGGTTCCCACCGTCCCCGAGCTGCGCGCTCAAGCCGAGGCGGGCACATTCCCCAAGGCCTTCATCGACGAGATCGACGAAGACGCGCGCGAACAAGGGCAAGCCGCCTGACTCCCCGAGGACAGACGTGAAGGAATGTGAGTGATGTCAGAAGGTTACGGAGATTTCGAGGAAGAGTTGGGCGCCTCGTCGGCTGACGCCGACGACCGCGCTGCCGATGCGATGCACGGAGCCGCTGACGCGTCTCCGCCCTCCGGGTCGGCATCGACTGGCGCAAGGTGGACGAAGGGGCCGTGGAAACTCGGGGAGACTCTTGAGCCGATGGGCGGCTGTCTGTCGCGAGGCGTGTTCGCACCCGACACGTTCATTGCCGAGGTCCTATTCGACGACGAAGACGATCCGACGGCCGAAGCCAACGCTCACCTTATCGCCGCCGCACCTGAACTCGCAGAGGCGGTGGCCGATCTGGCCGAAATGTTCATTGCCTACGGGGCCGCAATCGAAAAGCCGCTCTCGCGAGCAAAAACGATGGAGGCGGCGTTCGATCACTTCGCAGGCGACAGCGGCTGCATAGATGCGTGGGAAAGCGCGCTAGCCGCACTCGCCAAGGCCCGCGGGGTGTCGGCATGACCCCCTCTATCGCAGACGAAACGTGCCCACGCTGTGGCGACAGCGGATACGCGGAGACATCGCACGGCGGCATTTGGACCGGCGAAAATGTCTCGACCAGTTACTCGATCTGCGACTGCGCGTGCGGCGAAGATGTCAGGCGTGAACTCGCCTCCCGTCTTGCTCGTGAAGGTGGGTTGGTATGAGCCGCGATGTTGGGCGTTCCGGCGCTGACGCGCCGTCGGGCTGCCAGCCTTCGGCCTCAGCCCCGCCAAGCGGCGGGTCTTCGCAGAGTGGCATCCCTAACGCGGCGTGGCCCGACGAATTGACGCCTGATCTGGCCGACATTCTCGGTCGCCAGTGCTTCACGTTCATCAAGTTCGCGCAGGTCTACCGGGCCGCAGGGTTCGACATCCCGACTAGGGCGGAAGCCGAGCAGGCGTTCTTTCTTCACCGCTTCCTCGGGCATTGGTTCCGCCACGGTGGCGGCTGGCTAGCAGCCGCCGAGGCGGATTTGCGGGAGGTGCACACTCGCGCCGCGCAAGCGATCGAAGCCCGCAGGGCGGCAACCGGAACGGGTGCCGTCGAAGACGAGAGCGCGGTCGGCAACGCCGATGCGCCCAGCCCTGAAAACCCAACCGGATCAAACCCATGACCGACACAAACAAAGACGGCGAAGCATGGACCGGGGCAGCCATGAACGCGCGGGAGATAACCGGGAAGCTGACTGCTGGGCAGCAATCAGACTTGTCGTTGCTGTGCTTCTCGAACGGACGGCTCAACGTCGCCGCGTTCGAAGGCCTGCCAAGCGAACTGATCGACCCAAGGGCAGAGGGCGGCTTGTTCCGACAGGCTTACCCCTCCCCTCTCGGCCTAGAGGTCCGGGCCATCCTTGAGGAGCAACCGAAATGACCGCGTGGAGAGATCGCGGCGGCAATGCTGTGGGCGCGCGCACGATAGGCCCGGTGGTCCTTGAGGCATCCGATCAGCTCGTCAAACTGGACGCGGTGATCAACGCGGCAATGGCGGCTCGAGCGGAAGCGTCTCGCGAGAACCTGTTCGCCAGCCAGGCGGGGAAGATCCTCGTCAATGCGATGCACGATCTGACGGAAGTCGATGGGCTGTACGACAAGGTGCGGGACATATCCTTTGAGCTTGGGGAGGTGGAATCGCTGTGAAGCTCCTCCTCACTATCGCGGGCGAGGCTCTTGTCCTTGCGATCCTCCTGCCCCTGTTTTCTGGAGCTTGAATGATGGCTGAGCTTCCTTTTGGGCGATTGCCTTCGGCACCGTCGCCAGTCGCGAGTGGAGCCCGCAAGCGGTCTCCAGCCTTCGGCCGACTGTCAACTATCGCGGAGCCCTACGCGGTCGCCGCGCTCTTCCTCTTCCTCTTCGCCGCGTGCGCGGCCTTCGCAGGAGCTTGAACGATGCCTGACGCCCTCGACACTATCGCCCCCGTTGGCCACCCCGGATCGGCCCACAACGGCGCGCTAAGGGTACTTGACGACCTCTTGCAGGGCGCTGCGGCCGGTCTCTCCAGCGAAGAGACCTTGGTGGCCCTCCGGTTCGCCCGCTACGCCATTCTTCGCGAACGCGACCGCTACGCTCCCGAGGCGAAGGTGTGGGAAGACGGCTCGTTCCTTCTCTACCGGCGCCTGCCACACGGCAGGGGAGGGCTCAGCAAGAAAGCTGGCGGTAAGCGGATGCCGAGCTTCCGCCACAAGACGCGCGAAGCGGCCGAGGCAGAGGCAGCGCGCCTGTTGGTCGCCTTCCCCGAGTCCACCTTCATCGTCCTTCAGGAAGTCGGGCGAGTGAAGCTGAAACCGAACGCGGGCGGGAGCGCGGGCGCGACAGAGATTGGCGCCGGGGGCGTCGTCATCGCGCCCGAACCAGACCCGCTACCCGCCCGCACATAAAGGAGCCGTTATATGAGCCTTCGCGACTGGAACTTGTTCGGCTCTGGAGTGAGCGCGGCGCTGGGCGTGACCAGCCTGTTTGACGGGGAGCACCTAGCTGCGGCGTTGCTTATTCTGGGCGCGCTCGGGCTCCTGTGGTCGTGCCTTCGCGATAGCAGCAGGCTCCCGAAGGGCGAAGACTCGCGCAGCGAGGCTGAGTGCGGAGCAAGCCAGAGCGGCGGGAGCGAAGCGAGCGCATCGCCCGAAACCTCGGATCGGAACCCCCAATGACCTACCTGGGATACACTAAGTGATGGCAAGGTTGGGCGCCTCGTCGCCTACGGCGCCGACCGGGCTTTCGTCGCTTCGCGATGGAGCCGCTGCGCGTCTCCACCCTCACGGGCTTCAATCCACTGGCGCTGGAGCAGTACGATGATCGTTTTTCGAAACGGCGGCCTCATTGACTTGACGGCGGTGCGCACTCTCGGCGTCTCCGTTAAGGAAGAGGGCGCGATTGGCTACTTCGGCACCGGGGTAAAGTTCGCCATCGCCACCATCCTGCGAGGCGGCGGGTCCGTGACGATCTATCGCGGCAAGGACGAGCATCGCCTTGGCACCATCGATAAGGACGTGCGCGGGAAGCCGTTCAGCGTCGTCACCTTCGACGGCGAGGAACTTGGCTTCACCACCTCTCTCGGCCGCGACTGGAAGCCTTGGATGGCCTTCCGCGAACTGGCCTGCAACGCCTTGGACGAAGGCGGCCGATACTACGCTTCCGGGCCAGACATCGGCGAGATCGGAGACAGCGAAACCGTCATTGCCGTCGCGTCGGAAGAGATTGAGGATGCCTATTATGCGCGCGGCGAGATCGTCCTCGAAGGCGCGCCCGCCTATGCTAACGACTTTATCGAAATACGGCCGGGAATGTCACGGCACGTTTATTACAGGAATGTGCGCGTCGGCGCGCTCTGTCGACCGACGAGCCATACCTATAACATCTTGCGGAAGATCGATCTCACCGAAGACCGCACAATCAAATATGATTGGGAGGCTGAGTCCCATATCACGCTCGGCCTCGCCAAGTGCGACCGCGAGGATTTGGTTCTCGGCGCTCTGTCCTGTGGTGATCAGTATCTAGAGCATCATCTCTCGTTCCGCGAACACAACTCACCATCTCCCACATTCTTGAGGGTGGCTGCCGGATTGCGTGGGCGCCTCGACAACATCGGCAAGGCTAACCCGTCAGCTATGGCGCTTGCTAGGATGATGTCGCTTTCCGATCTCGGCCCGAGCGAAAGCGTTGATCTTCATCCCATCGAACGGGAGCGTTTTGATCGCGCTCAGTGCTTCCTACGCTCCGCCGGCTACGACTTGGACCGCTACCCCATCACCATTGTCGAAGACCTTGGCGAAGGGGTTTACGGGCTCGCGAAAGAGGATCGCATTTTCATCGCCAAAGCCGCCTTCCAGAAAGGCACCAAAGAGGTTGCGAGCACGCTGCTCGAAGAGTTCGTCCACCTGAAGACCGGCTACAGCGACATGACGCGCCAGCTTCAGACCTGGCTTTTCGACGAGCTGCTTTTGCAATCTGAAAAAGCCGCCGGAATCGCGCTGTGATCGCGTCAGGGATCGAAGCGGCGACAGCCGACGAGACGCGCAGCGGCTCGGCCGTAGGCGAGAGCCCGGCCCTCGAAGGGGGAGACGCCCAAGGTTCAACGCCATGACCATCCAAACTCAAATCACCCCCGACCACACCATTGCGGGAGAGGTCGAATGAACGTCCTGAGCTATCGCGATCCGCCGCCGCTGGAGTCGCCCGAGGACTATCGCTGCCCAGTCTGCGGCGAGCTGTATCCGTACTGCGAGTGCGACCTCCCGACCTACGGCGAGGTCCGCGATCACCCCTCTCAATATCTCCACGAACATGCAGGAGCCGTCAAATGAACGCCGTCGTCCCGATCACCAACAATGCCGAGAACGTGGAAGCCTACCGCGCCTCCACCAACGCGGCGCAGCTTTGCAGGGAAATCGTCCTTGCGTCGTCCAGCAACATCCAGGGCAAGCGCTACGTCTCGGTAGAAGGCTGGATGGCCATTGCTCGAGCGCACGGGTGCGCGGCGGGCGCTACCGGCGTCGAGCGCGTCGAAGGGGGCGTGAGGGCCGTCGGCGAGGTGAGGGACATGCTTACCGGCACGATCATAGCAACCGGGGAGGGCTTCGTCGGCGAGGATGAGCCGACATGGTACGGCGGCAAGGTGCGCGGCAAGGATCTTCCGAAGCGCGCCGACTACGCGATTCGTGCCATGGCGCAGACGCGGGCGATCTCGCGGGCCTGCCGGTCGGCCTTCGCCCATGTCGTCGTGATGATGAACGCCGGGCTGGCGACGACGCCGGCCGAGGAAGTTCCCGTCGAGGGCTTCGACGGCACGCGCCACGATCCCGAAACCGGCGAGGTCATCGAGGCCGTCGCGGTTCCGGGCATCACCAAGATCAAGGAGCGGCTGCGGGCGATGATGACGGCCGGCGACGCCTCCGACATAACGTTGGAGGGCTTCAAGAACCTCAAGCGCGACAACCGCGCCGACCTCAAGACGATCCGCGACGCCAATCACGGATGGTGGACCGGAGACGGCGAGGACTTCGAAGGCTTCGGCCCGTGGATCGCTCGCCGCGAGGCGGAGCTTGCTCCGCTGGCCGACGACAGCGAGGTCAAGCCGCTTATCGCCAGCATGAAGGAGTGCGACACCAAGAAGATGCTCGAAAACTGGAGCATCGCCAACGCCGACGCGATCGAAGCGCTCGACGGCGCCGAGAGCCGCACATTCCAACTCGCCTACGATCTCCACGAAAGCGGAATCGCGGCCATGGACAATGTGACGGCATGATCACCGTCGACACCCTTCTCCAGAACCCCGAGCTCCGCAAGGGCGCGGGCTGGCGGGGAGCCGTGACTCACTGCCGCAAGGGCCACCCCTACACGCGCGAGAACACCATGATCACGCACTGCGGGACGCGGACGTGCCGGACGTGCTTCAACGCCAACCAGCTTGCGAAAGCGCGGGCGAGGCGGGCAGCGGAGAGGGCTGCCTGATGGCGACCGCTGCCGTCCAGAGATATTGGGACTGGCTGCCCGACGGGTGCCCATGCGGCGCCGCGGCGGAGTGCATCCATCACATTATCCACGTGAACTGGCAGCGGATCACCAAGGACGATTGGCTGGTCGTGAAGCTGTGCAACGCCTGTCACCGGCTCCTGCACAGCCTCGGCGGGGATCGGCAATTCGAGGAAAAGACGGGGCACAACACGGTCCATCTGGCCATGCTCAACCGGCATAATTTCGAGGTGAGAAATGGCTGAACGCATCCTCGCCAACGCGGAAGACCTCGATCTGTGGATCAAGTTCCTCCTGTCGCGAAAGCTCCCGATCACCGTGTCGTCAATCGACGGCCGGGACAGGACTGGCCAGCAGAACAGCCTGATGTGGCTGTGGGCGTCGGAAGCCGCTCTCCAGCTTCAGGACCGGACTCCCGACGAGCTGCAGCGTGAGTGGAAGCTGCGTCATGGCGTGCCGATCCTGCGCGAGGACAGCCCTGAGTTCCGCGAGCTCTACGACAAGGCGCTCAAGCCGCTGCCGTACCAGCTCAAGGTCGAGGCCATGCGGTTCATCCCCGTCACGAGCGAAATGAGGGTGCGGCAGATGGTCCGCTTTCTCGACGCGGTGCAGCGCGAGTGCGTCGAGAACGGGATCAAGCTGACGGACCCCGATCCCAGCCTTGCCGAATATCAGAACCGTTATCGGACGAAGGAGGCAGCATGAAGACGCAACTCTATAACGATTTGCACATACACCAGGACGGGCATCCGCTCAAATTCACGAACATTTTGTTCCCGGAGAAGGCGCTGGAGTGCGCTCGCGTCGGGTTCTTGCTGGGGTTCGGCTTTACAATAGGCGCGGCTGGCGCGTTCTGTATTATGGCGGCGCTGGCCAAACTAATTGGCGCTCTGGGGATATTCCAGTGACCCGCGATAGCGGCAGCCGCCGTCAGGCCGAGACCGGAACGGGCTCGGGGCGGAGCCCGGCAGAGCGGCCCGAAGGGCATCGCCCAACTCCTGTAGCCATCGCACCTCTACCGGACAAGGAGGTGGTAGAGCTTGGGGCCATTGCGCTCGCTAAGGCGACGTGGCCCGACCTCTCTTGGCAGGAGATCGTCGCGAAATGTGGTGACGCCGCCGACGGCTTCCGCAGCAAGGCCAGCGCCGTCCTCGCCTCCATCTCCTCCACAGATGGGGGACTTAGAGAAGCGCTGGACGAACGTCGTCTTCAAACACTGGTCGATGAAACGATGCAGGCGACGTGGGACGAAATCTGCGATGACACTAACTGCCATCCGCTCGACATCAAGCAGCTAGGCCGTCGCCGCCTATCCTTCTCGCCGGGCCACTGGGCATCGGCTATCGCGGGACGCCTCTACGCCGCCCTCGCCGCTTCACCCCCTGATGGACTGACGGAGGACGGACGATGCTCGTTTTGCACGGCTGAGGCTGTCGGGACGGTGAGCGATGAGAGCGACATCATGCCAGCCTGTGCGGACTGCGCGGCGGCGTGGCAGAAAGACCCTGGCTTCCTCAAAACTCGCCCGACGGCCGCTGAGCATCGAAGCGGAGCGTTCGACCCGTCATGCAAAGACTGTGTCGATTATGCCGAAGGAGCAGGGTCACCCCCCGACCATGTTCTCGTATCGATAGAGGTACTGGAGCCGTTCGCGCGCGAGGCGAGTCTCTACGCCGAAAGCGTTCCTGATGCCCTGATCCCGACGATCCACTGTCTTGAGACGGACACAGAGTCCGCCGCAGCCTATTCGGTCGGCGACCTGCGCCGTATCGGCAAAGCCCTCGCCGCCGTTACCAAGCCTTCCGGGGGGCTGGAATGACTGTGTTTTCAGGCGCTTATCCCGCTTTCGTCCGCTTCGCGGATCGAGCCGCTACGCGTCTCGCCGGTTCCCGCTTCAATCGGGGCGAGGGTGCCTGACATGACCGCTCCAGCCCGCTTTACGAAAGCCGACGTCAAGCGCGCCGTCTCGGGCTTCGTCGCGGCCGGGCTGTCCGTCGGCCGCGTCCGCATAGACCCGAACGGCAACATTGAGATATTGCCCGCCACCGGCAAACAGCGGCATGACAACGACGAATGGGCCGACCTCGCATGAATCGGACGCTGCCGCCCTACGCCAGCGAGTTCCGCGACCGTCATGGGCGGATGCGGGTGCGCTTCCGTGGCAAGGGGCTGGCGACCCTCTATCCCAAGGCGCTGCCGGGGACGGATGACTTCTGGAAAGAATATCTCGCTTGGAAAAATGGCGAGCCGTCGCCCGTCGCCGAACGGTTCGCCCCGGGCACCTTCGACGATCTTATCAGCCAATTCTACCGTAGCACGGCATGGCGGCGCATCCCCAAGGAAAGCACGCGCAAGACGTACCGCGGCGAGCTCGAGCGCTTCCGGGCCTCATTCGGCAAGCGTCGCGTCGCCACCATGAGCGCGCTCAACGTCGAGAAGCTGATGGAGAAGATGGCCGACACTCCGGCCGCAGCGAACAATCTGCTCAAGCGGCTGCGCCAGCTTTTCAATTACGCGATCATCCTCGGGATGCGGTCGGACAACCCAGCTCTGGCGGCCAAGGGCCTCGGGAATGCCGGCAAGGGCTTCCACGAATGGACCGAGCCTGAGATCACGCAATTCCAGGAGCGCCATCCTATCAGCACCAAGGCAAGGCTGGCGCTCGCCATCTTCCTCTACACCGCCCAGCGGCGCTCCGATGCCGCCGTCATGGGCGAGGATCCCCGCAAGCCCGGCTATGTGAAGGTGCGGCAGCTCAAGACCGACGCGCTTCTGTCGATACGCATTCACCCGCGCCTGAGGGAGGCCATTGCCGCATGCCCGTCCGGCGGCGCCACCTTCCTCGTTTCCGAGCGCGGGACGCCCTTCACGAAGGAAAGCCTCGGGAACTGGTTCAAGAAGCGCTGCGTCGAAGCCGGCCTGCCTCAATGCGCGGCGCATGGGCTCCGGAAGGCCGCGTCCCGGCGGATGGCCGAGCTCGGGCTGTCCAACCAGCTCATCAAGTCGATCACCGGCCACAGCACCGATTCCGAGGTCGCGCGCTACACCCGGGGAGCCGATCAGGCACGCATGGCCGACGCCGCGATGGACGCTCTTGAAGGAGGGGGTTTGTCTAACCCGGCTAATTCGGTTAGCCAAACGCCGGAGCAAGCCGCTGATGCGTAAGGAAAACTTTGATGTTGTGGCGCGCCCGGAAGGAGTGTACCTTCCGTTTATGGACAGCGCCTTAGTTAGTCTAACCTCGTCCGAAGGCGCACGGAAAACTGCCGCCGCCCCGCCTCTCGTGGCTAACCTTGGAGACCGATAATGGCCGCCCGCCGGTACGCTGAAACCACGAAGGTTTCGGTGGAGCAGAGCATAGCCGACATTCGCGCGGTCGTCGCCCGCTACGATGGGGCGCAGTTCGCCTACATGCTGGGCGAGGACGAGGGGCTGATCGCCTTCACCAAGGAAGGTCGACAGGTCCGCTTCTACATCGGCCTCAAGGACCGCGACCCTCAGGATCGCCGTGTCGCCATGCGCGCCCTGCTGCTGGTCATCAAGGCGAAGCTGGAGGCTGTGGCGAGCGGCATCGTCCTGTTCGAGGATGAGTTTCTGGCGAACGTCGTGCTGCCGAATGGGACGCTCGTCGGGCAGGAGGTTCGGCGCAAAATCGCCCACGCCTACGAGACGGCCGAAATGCCGCGGCTGCTGCCGGATTACTCGGCATGACCCACCCCGACATTCTCGCCGAGATCGACTGGAGGTTTTAATGTCTGTGGACAAAGGAGAATTGGGCGTTGCGTCGGCTTCGCCGTCGCCGGGCCTGCGCCCCTTCGGGGCTGAGCCTGCTGCGCAGTCTCAGGCAGAGCCGCTAGTCCCTAACGCGGCGTGGCCCGATGAATTGACGCCTGAGTTGGCCGACATCCTCGGCCGGCAGTGCTTCACGTTCATTCGGTTCTCGCGGGTCTATCGGGCCGCAGGCTTCGACATTCCGAAGCGGGCGGAGGACGAGCAGGCGTTCTTTCTTCACCGGTTCCTCGGACATTGGTTCCGTCACGGCGATGGCTGGCGTGAGGCAGCAGAGTCAGATCTGCGCGAGGTCCACGCCCGCGCCGCGTCAGGGATCGTCGCCGCGACAGCGGGCGAGACACGCGAAGCGGGGCTCGATGAGCGAAGCGAGCAGAGCCCGACGGCCGAAGGCCGGGACGCCCAACCTTCATCGGGGATCAGCCATGACACTAAGAAGGGGTGAAGCCGCGCCGAGGTTCGCGCAAGTGTGGACGAGCGACAACTCAAACAGCGAGCCGCCGAAGGGATGCCCCGTCATCGAAATCGGCGTCGATCCATGGGAGCAAATGCGCCGCGACTTTCGAGAGTTTCGCAACCTCATAGGGAGGAGGGGTGAAGATGGGAACTGATGCAGGAAATGCACAGGTTGGGCGATTGCCTTCGGCACCGCCGCCACTCATGAACGGAGCCCGTTCCGGTCTCCGCCCTCCGGGTGAGTGTCGGACTATCGCATGAGCGCATCACTCAAAATCAAACGCGCGTTAGTCCGACAGGTCGTCGAGCCCAGCGCCGAGCAACACAGCCGCTACCGGACGCGCAGCGTCAGCGTGCCGTGGTCGAGCAATGACAACCCCGGCGGCAACTTCCGAGTCAGCGTCAACATCGATCACAAGGTGATCGACGGGTGGCTTCACGATAACGACGGGTTTTTCGAGGCGCAGCACATCAAGGTTTTTGCACACTGCGCCGACCTGTGGAATAACTGCCCCGGCCCGCGCCAGTTCGAACACGGCGGGGCAGCGCACACAGCAGCGCTTCGAACGCTTGCTGACTTCAAGGGGAAAGTGCCGCGCTATGCGTGGGAGATATTCGAAAACGTCTGCCGGTGGGATGAGCCAACGGGCATTCCAGGATCGCGCTACTCGACGGCGCGGCCCTCGTCCGTTCGCGCCGCCAAGCACGTTGTTCGATATGTCGCCGAAGAGCTTTTCCGATGAAACAAGTCCCGCTCGCCAAGCTTGAAGACAAGATAATCCGCCCCGGCTTCGAGAGGCATCTGCGGCCCCTGCTCATGTACCGGGGCAACGTCACGCTCGGCCGCGCACATCGAATGTGGAACCTCGTCGTGTCCGGAATGGAACACGAAGCGGGTCTTTCCGATCTGACTCAGAGGCTACAGCTCAACCCAGAGCTTTCGCAGCTTTGCATGCCCGAGCGCAAGAAAGAGGCCCTCGCGATTAGAAGCTTTCTTAGCCGTCTCCAGCTCAACTCGCCGGTGATGGCCGAAATGCCGCACCTCAGCGAATATGTGTGGTGGCTTAACCCAAGCGGCCCTTTCGGACTAACGCCCGTTAGCGAGTTCAGTCCTAGAAGCAGGAATCTGGGGGCGGGCGGGTGGAGGACATTCCGGGCTCCGCAGAGGCCGCGCCGCCCCGGTTCGAACCTCAGGGACGTGCGGCCGCAGCTTGTCTATCCGTTCCTAATCCATGACGGCGGCAAGCCCGAACACGACCTATTGAGGCGGGTCAACGCGGCGGTTCCGCGCCATTTCGATCCGAACACGCGCGCCGACATTTG